TCCGGTAAATCGGTTTGCACATCAAATTCCATTCCCGCCAAATCTTTATAATTTTTATTATAAATCGTATCAAACAATCGAATCCTAAACTTTTTAACCGGGGCTTCATTAACTAAGCTGCAGTAGTTTTTACCAATCGTGATTCTAATATTTTGAACCGGCCAAAAATCCCAGGAATCGCCATCGCTTACCGCGTCAAATTGTTTACCCAAAATCATATCGGAAATTTCTTCGGTAATGTGATGCGGTAAACGATTAACTTTTATTTCCGTGGTTTCCTTGAAATCCCGCGGATCTATAGAAGCTGCTAAAGGACGATAAGCCGGTATTGGCGCTACTTTTATTCTTTGTTCAGCCGTTAAAATCCCCTGGCCTGTAGCGTCTATTTTTTCAATTTCCACCACGGTATTAACCAAATTAGAATACCACAAAATAGGGTGTGAACACCCCGTAATTAATACTTTTTTCATAAAATTATTTTTAAATTGTTGTAATAAGCTATAAAGGTATTGTTAATTACTATAAAAACAAATAAATTTTAAAATAAAAAAGCCTGGCACGTTTACCGGCCAGGCTTTAATAATTTCTTAAATTTTACCTATATCGATCAGCTGGTTTGCTTGCGGGATCAGGTTCGGGCGTTTTCTTACTCTTAAAGAATTGATAAACACCAAATAGAGCCCCCAGGGCGGCGATTATCCAGGCGTACCAACTATCTACCTTTCCATCCGTTGGCGGGTTCTTAATTACCGTTACGGCTTCATCTACCACGGCTTTAAATTCGGGGGAAGTGGCCGCGTTACCGTAAGCCATTAACGTATCAGTCAGGTTTTTTTCATTGCCTGAAAAAATGGGTTTTGCTGCAGCTAAAACCGTGGAATCCTTTTCCTGTGCCTTTACTGGAATCGTGTAAAGTGAAGCGCCGATAAACATAACGGCCAACATTAAAGCAATTTTAAACATTTTCATTACCCAAATGTAATAAAAAACCCGGTACTATCCAGTAACCGGGTTTTTCAACAAAAAGTGAATATAATTTATTATGAGTGAACAATTTAAATAGCGCCGGCCATTTGCCGGCGCTTGTTGTTTTGTGCGCTTTCCGCGCTTTCTGTCTATGGCACCTTACGGGGTGCGCTTTTCTATGGTTATCGCTATTAACGTTTTGAGCTTGCCGGCCTTACAACCTTATTTCCATACACCAGGGATTTTAAACCCCTTTCGTAATCTTTTTTCGCTACTCTAAACGGTGTAATTAAATTCCCCTATGGGTGCCGATCCTATCCATTTAACAGCTTTTGGCCGGCTTTCGGTGCCAAATCCGGTGCAATTACCGGCTAATTTAATTACTTGCTTTAGGCTTAATTAAGCGGGGATAAAATCGTTTGTTCATTTACCCACCGCTATTACATATAGTACGCCTTTAATATCTTACCCCTGGAAGCTACCCAGGGGCCGGTAAACATATTCCGCTATTCAACGGGAATACCGTTTAAGCCCTTACTCCTTATAATCGTTTAATAAGTTAGCTTTTCGGGGCCGATTTACCTAAAATTTCTTTGAGCTTTAAAAAGAAAGGGGGCTAAATCATTCGTTCATTAACCCCCGTTTCTTATCTAAATTAACGCTCTCAACGCCCTAACCCCGCAAGGAACTAACCAGGCGGGGCATAAAAAGCGTCTTAAACTTTTGAACAATGCTACCCGTCTATCCTTATTTCCCGGCGGCATGTTTCAAAGGTATAAATAAAAAATACAGTTCAAAATTATTTATTATATTAATTTAATAACTATTTGATTATCAGTTAAATAATTTTTATGTAATTTTTCTAAACAAACAAAAAACCCCCAGCTTTTGGCCGGGGGTAAAAATGAAGAGTTTACAAGACGATGCCACTTCGCAGCGGGTATTTATTTAAAGATGTGCCCCGCAAAAGTAGTATTATTTTTGTTTAAAACACTTTCTTATCGTCAATTTCTGTAAATAGATTTTCAGCTATTTTAGTAGAGCTGAATTTTTTAACTATTTCCCTGGAAATAAACTTGCCTATACTTTCTGCATGTAATGCCTGGTGTAATGTTTCGGGATCCACTGGATTATACAAATACTGGCTTCCGTTTCGAAATCTTACGAATAGTTCGCCTTTTTCAGCATTAACGCCAAATACACTAACGTTTGAGCTTTGCGGGGTAGCCTTCAGGTTAAACCCATCTAATAATTTGCCTACCCTTGTAGGCTTTCCGTTTAAAACAATTTCTTGCATGATTATTTAATTTAATTGTGAATTTTTATTGAGCTGCTACGCCGCCAACAATAGATCCAGGAACACGTTTACCGTTTTTAAAATTATCCTGGTACCAATAAGGCAGCGTTTCATTTTTTTGCATTCTTTTGATGCGTTCGGAATTATCTTCTATCCATTTTTCGAACTCTTCAGGCACTTTGGTAACGCGGTTTACTGATTTGTTAGATGGTTCTTTACCTTCCATAATCAGTTCGTTATCTCTATCCATTTCCTCACGGGTTTTTAAGATGGTAGTTCTGTAACATCTACATTGTGGGTGCCAACCCCGGAATAAAAAGTTTTTAGGGTAAACGCCTTGCATTTGAATACAAAACGGGCAGTGATTAGGGTTAGTAGATAAATTTATCCTGATCCCCACTATAAAATCCATGCTTTCGTTTCGCGTATGGTCAGCGGTCCGGTATGCCATATTTATTTCGGTCCTGGTTAACCTTTGATAATTTTTTACCGGGCTATAATACTGGCCAGGGTTAGCCGGGTTTTTCTTCCGGTATTCTATAGCGCCTTTTGATAGCTGCAGTTTTGTATTTCCGTTTTTATCGGTAACCCTAACCCGGCGAAATAACGGCGTGGGATCCTTTACCGCTTTGCGAATATCTGCAGCTAATTTAGTGGCGGATTTTCCGGAAGCTATACCGCTATCTATCGACGCTTCCGCGATCTGTTTAAACTTTTTGGTTACGTTGTAAACATTTTTAGAAAGCTGGGATTTAGTTGTACGCGTAAACGCCGCTTCCAGGTTTCTATTATAATACCTGGCCAGCTTTCGTTTAGGGATTCCGGTACCTTTAAAAACAGCATCCACCAACAAATCATTTTTAGCATGAGCACGTAAAAAAGCATCATCTACCCCGCCAGCTATCGAATTAACCACTTTAAAAGTAGTATCCTTAATCAATTCGTTAACCCTGGCGGTTATACCTGGGAAATCATCGAAACTGAAAGCTTTAACCGATTTAATACCGAAAGGTAACCGGCTTGCTATTTTCGCCAGCTCTTCTATAAAATCGTCGTAAATAACATTACCCAGGGATACATAATATTCGATACGCTGAAGATTTCGCGCCTCAATTACCATACTGGATTCCTGTATTTTCGCTTCAGGTATAAGCTTTTCTTTTTTCTTTGCCATTACTCGTTTATGATCTCAAAAGTTAAATAAATGGGCGGGTGGTTTTCGTATCCTGGCATTTTGGTAACTTGAAGAAATGGCTTCCCGGATTCGTCTTTATTTTTTGCTATTAAATGCAATTCGTCGCGATCCCAAATATTAATATTTAAAGCCCAATCTAAAGAAAGGGCAGCTAAATAATGCTGATCTTCGCTAAATTCCTGGGCTGTTACCAAACACCGGCCGTTTACGACGGTAAAGGTAGTTATTATGTATTTCATCCGCCTAAATTTAAAGTTCCTTTAAACTTGTTTAATTCCAGTTTATCGGGCTGCTTTATGTATATCGATAAATTAAGGCGAAGTAATCCGGCTTTTAACTCTTCGTGGCTTGCCTCTAAAACCATGCTATCTTTTTGGATATTTGGGATAAATGTGCCGTCAGGCATTTGAGGCAAAAGAATTTCCGTAGTATCATCTTTTATAAACGAAGCCAGTTTAACCGGTAAACGCTTCGTTAAACTTTCTTCCCTGGCTTTATCTGCAGCACGTTTATTTAATACCTGGGTAAGCTCTTCTTTTGTAAGCTCGGAAAGCGTAGCCGGCGGCTGAAGTGAAATACTTATAGGCTGGAAGTTTTTACCGAATGTTAATTGGTTAATGAAAATTCGGCCTTTATTTTCTATAAGCCTTTCGATATCTTCCATATCCAATTCCAAACAAAAGGCCATAGGCTGTTCCGGTAAATCAGGGTTAACGTTTACCGGTAGGTTTAAATACTCTTCCTGATTTTCCGCCAGGATTAAATTTTGCTGTGCAAACTCTGTAAATTTCATTTTCTGAATAATTTTTGGTCAAAAGTTGGATTTAAAAAAGGCAAAAAGTTGTAATTTTTTCCGGCGAAACATCTTTAAAGCCGGTGTTTTTACAACTTTGCCAGGTAAATTATTTTTTACGGCGTTTTTTCGCCTGGGTGGTATTCGGTCCGCGGTGTGATCGGCGGAATAAAGTTTTAACATTTGCTTCCACTTTAATTTCTTCCACTTTAGATTTATCCATAAGCTCTAAAATCTCTTCTATGCTTTTTGCATTGGAAGAGATAGCGCCCTGTTTTATCCATGGTTCGGAAAGTTTTTCCAGCGCCATTATTTGTTCGCGCTTTGACTTGCTTTTAAAAGCCGCTACGGCCTTTTCCCTTTGTTCGTCTGTCATTGTATTGATTTTTATTATTTAGCCTGGAAGGCTCTAATTACGTGGTAACTTCGGCCTTCTAAATAATGGCGCCAGTTAAACCAAATGTTATTTTTCTTTTGCAAAATTATTTCGCTATCGGATTCCTTATTATCGTAAATCCTGAAGGAATTTATTTTGTGTGGTAATGGGTAGATCTTTTTTTTAAATTCAACTATTAAAAGATCCCCACTAACCAGGCTTTTAAATTGTTCGGGCGTGGTTAACTCTATAATTTCCATTATCTTCTAAAATTAAATGGGTTTTTCTTGTGTTTTTTGCCGCCAACCTTTGCGCCCAGGCGTTTGTTTTGATACTGTTCTACCTTTGCTTCAGAATGAAAGCCACGATCTATTTTTACGTTAGCTAATTCTGCCATAGCTAAACTAATATCGTGCTTTTTAAAAGAAAAACTATCGTTTTGCGGTTGCATGGAAAGCGAAGCGCGATTAACCGACGCGATGGCTTCGGCTAAACCTATACCGGTAGCGTATCCAACTTGTGTAAGCGCTTCTATTGCCTCTTCGGTTAAATCGCGGCCGTTAATCCTGGAAAACGCAGCCATTTCGTTTTCTACTTCGCTACTTAATACGTAATCCAATAAAATAACCTGGTTCCTTCCGGTGGGTGCTGTTTCGAAAGCTTTTACTTTACCTTCAAGTATTGATAAATATTTTTCGTGGAAAGGGGATATGTTGCCGCTAAATTTTTCGTGGAAAGTTTTTGCAAAATCTAAAATATTTTCCTTTAGCCTTTCGATTTCCTTAACCTTATCCGGATCGATCTTTAAAACAAACGAAGGGCTTTCTTCTTTTTCGAAAGCTTTATTTACTTGCGATACTTCCCTATTTGTTAAATCTACGGCTAAACTGCTGCCTATGTGCATACCTGGCCCGTGGCCAATAACGCCAACTGCTAAAAACTTTTTTCTATCCATTAGTACATCGAATTATAATAAATTAATCTTTCCTGATCTGTTAAGGGCAATTTTAAGGTTTTAAATATATGGCCCCCGTTTAACATTAATAATTGTACGTTTTCAGTTTTATAAATTGTTAACGCCCATTTTACAGCCTCTTTAACGCGAAGCTTTCCGGTTTGCCGATGCTCTACCTGTTTATCGGTTAATCTCTTCATAAGCTTTATTATCAATTAACAATTTAAGCGTTTCCGCTGATTGATGCCCGAAAACTGGAATAAGTAAATTTAAATCAAAATCATATTCATTTAATGGCCTTTTAAGTTCCAAAAAATTAACCTGAAGCGCCCACCTACTGTTCCCGTGTGTAATTGTGATAAATATTTTATCATATTGGCCAAAAGGGCCTAAATCCCAATTCATAACATATTCAGCGGAAATAACAATAGGCAAGCACGAAACAACAATGGTTCTAACACATTTATCGTAACATTTTTCCGGGTTGTAGTTTTTCGCATCTTTATCCTCGATAATTTGCAGCTGTAAGCCTAAAACTTTTAAATCCATACTTCTACAAGGCTAACATTATCTTCCGGCATACGGCCAATATTTACCATTCCACGGGGTACGTGTTGGCGGGCACCTTCCAGGCTTTCCGAAACTTTGCAGTGTTTTTCGGGTTCCGGAATAGGGTTACCAGGATATAAATTAAATCCCCTGGCTACGAATTTACCGATATTATCGGAAGGGCTAAAATAAATGGCCACTGATCGCAGCCTATCCCCTTTTTGCGCTATAATTTGGTTTTTATCCATTTTTAATAAGATCAGTAATGTTAAATAAAATTGCTTTACGATAATCTGTAAAATTAGGATCGTTTTTCTTTATTTCAAGAAAATGAGCGGTGGAAAATATAGCCTGGTTATGTTCAAACATAGGGAATCCCATTTGTTTAGCGTTTTCGGCTACTTTATCTACTCTATCCCCTGCCATTGCATTAGATAGAATCTTTTGTAAAAATTGAGGTTTAAACATAGCTTTTAAAATTGTTGTTTACCTAAAAAGCCCGCTACTAGGCGGGCTATAATTATTTTGCTTTGTTTTCGCTAAATTCGTTTGCTTCAAGCTCTGCAATCCTGGTAATTTTGGTAGCTATATCTTCCGGTATGCCATCGTTTATTAAGCCCCTTTTAACGTTTTTAAGTAGAACGCCCGCAAGTATTTGTTTTTTGCAGTCAGCGATAATTTTATCTGTAATTTCCATAATTATATTTCCTTTTGTTCCACAAATATATAATTATTATTCCATTAAAAGAAAATATATTATTTTATTTTTTCTACCTGGGATTCGTGCCGCCACTCGGATTTACCATTATCCCAAACTATAAAAACATTGTAATCGTGCATACCGGCTAACATTCTATCCGTAATAATTCCGGTGTCAGTTGCTTTGATTTGCTTTTTTTCGCCGCCTTCCCTTTCCATTGTAAGGCCGAAAGGGGAAAGCCTTACTTTACGATCAGCTACACCAAACATTTGTTTATCGGCTTCCTGTTGGTTGTAATCCTGGATCAGCTTAATAGCTTCTTTGTACTGCTTTAGCGTTATCATAAATAAATTTTAAAGACTGTTTACGATTTAACTTTTTGCGCTGATTGAAGCCGTTTTTAGCATCCCAAACTTTTTTAAATTCTGTTCCCGGTCCGCCATCGGGCGCCAGCTCTGCTATTTCTATGGATTTTAAACCTATCGTTACTATCCCCATTACTAAAAAGGTAAATCGTCTATATTTTCGTTATCGATGGGTTTATCTATTTTTTTATAAAAACTACCATCTTTACAATATAATTTTATTGCTAAAGTAGTAGCAAGTTTTAAATTTTCTTCTATTGTATCGTCCGGGTGCCATTCTACGGTAATTTCATTTTCAGGCTCGGAATCTCTATAATCCCAAACCCTAAAACAGTGGTGCGATGTATCTCTATCGATATAAATACCTTTACTATCCAGCCATGTAATAACGGCGGCTAAAGCCATGTAAGCGGGCATTTTATCGATTTCCAGGTTTCCGCTTTGCCTGGTATTAAACCAGGATAAAAATTTATACCTGGCTTTAGGTTCGTTTTCCGGGAAAACTTCGTTTAATTCTAACATAACTACTTTTTTAAACGCTTAAGCACTTTAGTTAATTCCCCGGCGAAATCTGCAGCCATAGCGCGCATACTGGCCACCCTGGTTTTATCGCCGGCAAACTTCAGGTAATTATCGCGTAACACGATTAATTCAGCTTCTACGGCCAGGGTTTTAGGTTGTTCGGTTTCCTTAACCTCTTCTTTTAAAAGCTGGCGTTTACGAAGATCCTGTTTAATTTGGGCTATCTCTAAATCTATTTCGTTAAGCTCGGAAACTAAGGCTTTCTTTTTTTCTACGATTTCTTCGAATGTTTCGTGGCCTTGCGTTACCACCTTAAGCATTTCTTTATAATTGGAAATGTTAGCCTGAAGCTTTTGTTTTTTTAAACCCAGCTTTGATTTTCTGCTTTGCAGCTCTAAAATTGATAACTGAATATCATTTGAATTTGCCATAAATTATATTTTAATTGTTAAACTTTCTTGTACGTCAAAAGGGGAATTTTCCTTCCCCCTGGTAATGTTTTTAACACAAAGGTAAGTTATACCCCCGTGGCCGGTGTAACGGTTTACAAGCTCCAATTTATCCCCTGGATAACCGTAAATTTTATTTTTGTTACCCAGGGCGTGGCGAAGCTCTTTTAATTTAAACGTTTCTACCATTAAAATTTCCTGGTTATATTTTGGATCGGGTTTTTATCCAGGTAACGCCCTGAAATATGTATAATTTCATCCATTTCAGATTCTAGTAAAGTTAGTCCGTGTTCTTCGCTCATGTGGTTAAATAATTCCTGGTAATCTGATCCGGGGTAATAATCCGGTATTTTTTCAGGCGTAGGATCCTGAATACTTTTATACGCTTCGTGCCATTTTAAATTATCGAGATCTATTACCTCGGACTTATTTTTAAAATAACCGATACGATAAAGAATAAACAAAACTATTAATATGGGTAGAATCAATATTAAGGCGGCTAAAGTGCTATCTTCCATTTTAAAGGGATTTATAAGGTTTCGGTTTAATTGCTAAATTGATAACGCTATCTAATCGCTGCTGGCCTTTCAAATCGGTTTCGAATTTACGAAGCTTATAGCCATCATTAACGCCGCGCTGGTAGCATTCTTTACCCCATCCAACGGCAAATACAATTAAAAATAAAATTGTAGATATATATATTAAGTTAAGTAAAATTATCCCCCATTTAATTTTTTTCATCGTTTTCATTTTTGCTGTGTTTAGTTAAACCTTTTAAATTTTGTGTAAATCCCATCTATACCGGTCCGGGTTTCCAGTTCTGTAAATCGCTGCTTTTTATCCTCTTCATTTAAGGAAGTAGCTATAATATTTTGGATCAGCGAAAGGATATCCAATACATGCCATTTTATATGGTCCTGGGCGAAAATTAATTGCACTTCTTCTGTAAATGCGCGGGTATTTTCTGTTTTACCTAACTGCAAAACGGTTTCCGCCACTTCTTTAGTGTTTTTTAGTGCCATTACTTCGCCCCCAATTTTTTAAGCCCAAAAACTTTAAACTTTCCTTTTGCTATAGTGGTATCCGTAGGATTTACCAGGATCAGGAAGTAACCAACTTTAGCCCAGGTATAAACCGTATCTTTTGCTTTGGTCAAATAGATATCGGAAATAACGCCCTGGGTTACTCGTTTCGTTTCGGCTGGCGAATGCTGCCACCGGTAAGAAGTGCACGAAGATAGGCCAATTAACAGGCCAAATAGATAGGCTTTTTTCATTATTCAATAGTTTTAAATTGTTGTGCCACAAACATACCTATATTAAAAATACAAATCAAAATTATTTCTTATATTTATTTTCAAATATATTTCCATATATGGAATATAACTTATATCTTTGTTATAACAAAAAGGAAATAATTATGAAAACTACAACATTAAACAAATCACAAATCGAAGCCGCTAAAATTTTAGGTATTGCAGATTTTAACAACGGTGTAAAATGTATTCCAGCTGTTAGTAAATCGTGCATGGGATTGATTGAAGTTAATCAACACATAAAAGGCGCTACGGTTAAAATAATGAAAGCCTGGGCGAAAGGCTGGCACACCGCAAACCTTTCCAAAGTAACACTAAACTAATAACTACCCCGCCCTGAAATAAAGGCGGGGTTTCCGGGTGCATGGCAATTTAGCCAGGTAACAAAAAGTAATATTTATATGGAATTAATTAATTTAAAAGAAGATCAAAAGTTAATCGCTGTTTCATCTGCAGAAATTGAAGATTTGGTAAATTCGGTTTATTCTTCTATGCAAAAGATCGACGAAGTTTTAAAAACCATGGATTTATCAGATACAAGTAAGGGGCACCGGCTGGCTTCAAATGCTGATCGCCTGGAAAGGTTGCACAATGATTTAATAAAACTAAAAAATTAATATTCGCCCCGCCCTAACAAAGCGGGGTTTTTGGGTACACGACAATTTAAAAAATGAAAAAATTTAATGTAAATCATACTTCAGAAATAGGTACGGATACATGGTTAACCCCGCCCGAACTTATAAAGTCATTGGGCGATTTCGATTTAGATCCTTGTACGCCTTTAAACATGCCCTGGCCAACTGCAAAAAATCATTATACGATTAAAGACGATGGTTTAAAATCGCCGTGGTTTGGCCGTGTATGGCTTAATCCACCTTACGGAAGGGAATTAATAAAATGGATGGAAAAAATGTCTTTACATCTTAACGGTGTTTCTTTAATTTTTGCCCGTACTGATACTAAAGCCTTTCAGGATTATATTTTTCCTTTTGCTTCAAGTATTTTGTTTATAAAAGGCCGTTTAACCTTTTTAGATATTAAGGGAAATCCTGGAATAAGTAATGGCGGGGCGGCATCTGTTTTGATAGCCTACGGGGAAGATAACGTACAGGCAATACATGAAAGCGGAATAGATGGGAAACATGTGTTTTTACAATCCCAGCCTATTTTATTGGTTGGATTTTCTTCCACCTGGAAATCAGTAGTTAAAGTAGCTTTTACGAAACTAAACGCAACGGCCGCCCTTTCTGATATCTATAAAATGGTTTCTATTGTAGCGCCTGATAAAGTGATTAAAAACCGCCATTTTGAAGCCAAAGTAAGGCAAACTTTACAATTACATTTTGAACGTGCCGAAAAAGGGCGTTACGTCAATCCAAATAAACAACAAAAATTAATTTTTTAAACTATGAACTACTATTTATTATCTGTAAAGCACACTAACAAACGGGATGCTTTTATTACGCTGTGGCGCGCTAACGAATGCGGCTACACACTTTACCAGGAAGCCGCCGGGCTTTACGCCCTGGGCCATGCTGAAGCCGTGGAAAAATATAATAATTATAGCGCTGTCAAAGTGCATAAAGATTTATTAACCGGCTTATGGGTTAAAGATCATTTAGAGAATGACCACGGGATTTTAAACACGCCTGAAAATTGGGCGAAATTTGGGGTATTATTTGAAATGTAATTATGAAAGGGTTTGTAACAACATCAAAAGGGTTTAAGGTTATCCCGGTAAACCTGGTAGAAATACAAAAATTTGGTGCTGTAGCGCCAGTTTGCGATAGTTGCGGGGTAGCTTTACTATTTGGCGGTACTTTTATTCCTGTGCTGGCAAATAGAACGTATTGCGATAACTGTTATAAAGAATGGCACGAAACGGCCGTTAATTATCCGGAAGATCGTAATTACGAAACTTTGGCGCTGGATAGGGCTTTACGCGTTTTAAATCGGTAGGATATGGCTATAAGCAAAGCAAAACAGGCGGTTAGATTGGTCCGCCAGGAAGCCGTTAAGGCTATGGAAGATCAGATTTACGCCCAAAAACACCAAAACCCATTCGACGAACTACACGCCAGGGAATTAAGCCGAAAACTGGATGATATCGCCAGGAGATTAGAAGATATTTTAAAAACCGGCTACGTAAGCCATAACCATTAAAATTATGATACACTTAGAGTTAATGAGTAAAAAAGAGCGTAAATCATACGATAAAGTAAAAGCTGAAGTAGACGCTTTGAACGAAAAATTTAAAGTAGGGGAAGTAATTTCCCTTAAAAAAGACGATGGGAGTTTTACCCAGGATACAATAACTAACGAATTTACTATTATGTGTGGCCAGGCTACGGCATGGCTGGATAAACACCGTAGTTTTATGGCTAACAGGGTTTACAAGCTTAAAAAATAAAATTATGAAAAATTTTAAAGAAGAGTTAGAAACATTGTTTCAATCGTTTGTGATATTATTGGCAATTTTCTCCTTTATATATCTAATCAAACATATTTAACTAAACGTATCCGAAGAAAAACCTAATAAATAAAAAAGCCAGGCTAAAACCTGGCTTTCTCGTTTTTACTACTTTAATGTAGGTAAAGGGTTATCCAAAACCCAATTTAAAGCGCTTAATTGGTTTAAAATAGATTTATGTTGATAAACATTATTTTGCGCCTCTTCCGGATCGCAACCGGGTTGTAATTTTTTAATATTTTTCTGTTCAGATTTTAGATCCTGGATCCTTTTTCTTATTTGTTCTTCATTTTTCATTTAGCAATTATAGGATAAGTTTGTATTAAAAAAAACAGGAAAAACCCTGTTTTTTAAGCCAAAAAAACCCGCTAGATTAGCGGGTTTTGCGTTTTTATATAATTTCGGTTAATAATTGTATATAATTATCGTGAATTATTGTTTTTTTCCATCGGTAAACGGCGGCGGTGTTTCCGGTTTGATGGCCAGGTGTTCCGGTGCTGTTACCTCATCCCAATCAAAAGTAATTTTATTACCCATTTGCGATTCCGTTAAAAAATCACCGTGGTAAATATGTTTATCCTTTTTATCCTGGGTAGGGTTTTCCGCTTCTATACGGGCTTTATCTTCCAGGAAATCGGTAAACTTATCTTCAATTAAAACCTTTTCGCCTGATTCGTCTAAAATGCCGTTAAATACCAGCAATTTAATTTCCTCTTCGTTAAGCTCTACGCCCTCTTCCAAAAGATCAGCTAAATTTTTAACTTCTACTTCAGGCTTATAACGTGGATCTTCCTTCGGATAAAGATGTGGGTTTTTCTCCAGGTGTTCGGTAAATAAACGGAATCCTTCGCCGCGGTCCTGGCCTAAGAAAATACCGGCTTCAGCTGCAAAAGGAATATTTTGCAAATCTTCCTCCGTAACGGTCATAGCGTCGCGATTTTCCTGTATTTTCCCCTGGGCTTCTTTTACAGTATCCCCAGGAATAACGCCGGCTTCCTGCATTTCTTGCGAATTAGCAATATCGCCACCGGTTAATCCGTTTTGGATTTGATCGCCTTCGTTTACGCCAGGCTGGGCGTTAATATCTAAAGGCTCTTCCACTTTTGCGGGATCTACCGGAATTAAACCGGCGTCCTTTTCGGCTTCTTCCTGTTTTTGTAAAATGCCTTCGTGGCTGTTGGTTCCTGGCGTATTGCCATTACCTACCACACCTTCCGCGCCTTCGTTTGGAACGTTAGGGGCTGTGTTTGCTGCTGCTGCTTTAGCGGCTTGCTCTTCTTTTGTTGGCCTTCCCATTTTTATAGGTTTTAATGTAAAAAAAAGAACTGGCCGACATTTACGCCGGTCAGTTGGTTAATGTTTTTTAAGCGGTTGCTTCCGGTGCTCCTTCAGCTGTAGGCGTTTCGCTTGCTGCTGTAGCTTCCTGGGCTTCTAGTAAACCCTTATTACGGATTTTAAGGTGCGCCGGATCTGTTACCTTATTCCAGTCATAAGTATAAGTTACGCCTTCCGCTTTTTGTGCTGCCGTTAGGTGTGCACCATGAAAAACCACTTCTGGTTTTGTTTCTGCTTTTGTCTTAGCCATGATTAAAATGTTTATTGTTAAAAATTAAAAAGTCGGTTCGCTAATATCAACTAACTTTCGTTCGTTGTATTCTTTTTTTATTAATTCGTATTCTGCTGGATCCCCGCCGGCTTCAATAACTGTTTTTAGCCATGATTTGGTAGGAAGTCCGCCGTTTTCTATTTGCGCTATATCCGCCCTTTCTTTATCGTCGGCGATCATAAACGGCACTAATTCGGTGTTAACTTCTATTTCGTCTGCAGTAGCTTCCAAAGTTGGTTCTAACAAACCAATATAAGTTCCTAAAATGCTGTGGCGGCGCTGGAAGAAATCGCTTAAGGTTCCTTCTTTATCCTTAACGGCTAAATGTGCATCCATAAATAATAATTTGATGGAAACACCGGAAACGGCGCCCATACCTTTAATGTTATCGAAATTAATATTAGGCGTTTGCGTTAACGTGTAGATCATACTTAACAGCGTATCGATTTCCAGTTTAACGGAATCGGTAGCATTATCCCAGGTTACATATTTAGCGTTAGCGTCCTTACCTTTTGCCTGTAATACTATTCCGGATTCGCCTTTATTACCTACGCCGGTAACATTATCTGCATCAGTTAATAACAATTTTGGTGCCGCATGGTAGTCGTTAACTTCCCCATGGTTAGAAATAAGTTTTTCCAGGCGTTTAATACAGTGCGAAGCGTTACGGTATTCCGGATACATTTGCCATCCAAATACGATGGGAATTTTACCCAAATTGTGTTCTATCCGCTCTACCTCTTCCCATTTCCACGCGCCTATCCGCTTATACTTAATAATCACTTCATCAGTAAAAGCCTGGAAGTATGTAACTAATTTTCCATATTCCCTTACCTGGAATTGCATAGAAAAACAATACATATCTTTTTCTGAATTGGTTAAAGGGAAAAATTTGTACCCGTTTTCCCTGGAATACAAAGCACATTTTAAGCGTATGTTAGTATCAAAACCGTAACGGCTGGATCTTTTGCCGTTGCTGATATTTACAGGGTACCAATATTCCGCCACTTCAGTATAGGTAAAAATATTCCTGGCCACTTCCCTATCGTGGGTTTTTATTTTGTTGTCGCGTAAAATACGTTCTAACGCATATTGGAAAGTTTCTTTTTCCTTTTTCCTTTCTTCAGGTATTCCGCTATATTCCCTTACCGCTGGGTTAGCCAGGCAAAAGGAAACGCGTTTATGGCAAATAAGCTCCTGGAAAGCCAACGGTATACGGTTAACTAATTCGGTCCTAACGTATTCCATTTCCTGTTCGTTACTGTTAACCGCTTTAGTTAAATTGGCATAAGGCGAAGCGGCCACAATGGTTTTAGGTTTTGGCCTATAAATACGTTTATCAGGGCGTAAAGATGGGTTCATTACGTCGTGAAGATCTATATTAATTTCCTTCAAAATCTCATTTAAATTTGATTCCGGAAATGTTCGCGTAGATAGCGCTTTTATGATCTCGTAGGGATCGTTTGGGTTATCTTCCGCTAATTGGGCGGCTTCGTATATTTTCATTTTAATATAAATAAGATTTATCTACAAAAGGGGTAAATTGTGGGGTGTCAAAAGTATTCGCTAAACTATCGAATAAATCCGTACTTCTTTTTAAACGTTCTTTAATTAATTCTTTTGGCTCCATCATAATTTTACCATTGTATTTAAAATAAAACTTTATTTGGGTTGCTTCCTCTGTGAATAATTCGCCAGGCGGAAGCATTGCGTTACTGTTATGTTTAGGGTTTAACCAATCCCTTACACACCAAAAAAGATAAGCCCTTTTGTTTTCAAATTTGTAAACTCCGGTTATATCTGTTAAATCGTTTTCGTTCGCATCCCTGGCCGCTTCGCTATACTTTGTACTGAAAGCCCGGCTTTCGTATCCTTCCTGTAATAAAGCACTCCAAACGCCGGCGCCTTCCCCTATCGTGTCAATTAATGCAACCGATCCGGGATTGGCGTTTAGCTCTGCAGCTGTTCGCCCAGCTATTGCCATGTGGTCAGCCTGGCCCCCGCTATTAGTTGCATAAAACTGGCTTACAATATTACCAAATCTAAAGCAGAAAACCGAACTATCCCGCCCCATACCGGCAACATCGACGCCTAAACGCAAATAATCCATGTAGTGCCCTGTTCCGGTGGTGGCGTGGTGCTCTATCCATCGTTCCTGGGCTAGTGTAATCCACTGTTTAGGTATTAAACTATCTTCCGAAACTTTCGGGAATTTGCCCAGGATCTTAATACGAAAAATATCTTCAGGGCGGTACCATTGGCCCTTATATTCGAAATCGTCAAACTCTACGGTAACTTCATCCGCCCGGATAGGTATACACCATTCCCGTATTTTATCTTCCAGCCATACTATACCGATTTGGCCGGGGATCTTATCGTATCCTAACACAACGTTAGGGGCGTCCATACTGTTTAATCGGAATTTAGCAAAACGGTTACCTTCCTGGGATTTTGCGGCATAACCTACGTTAATATTAGGGTTAAATACTAACAGTAACTTACTGTTACCCTGTAAGTTACCCTCTATAGCGTCGTATGTAAGCTGTGAAATACCGGTGGCCTCTGTGATGGCAAACATAGTATTAACCGCGTGAAATCCGGTCCACGCCTCGGTACTTGTATCATCAGCTTTAAAGCCTGTTAAAAACCATTCTTCATTATCGGTACGGATATCGGCCGCTACTATCCTACCTGGAAGATCTACACCCCGGCGGTGTGCTGCTTTAAAGTGCCTAACAAATTCCGGCTTCATAATGTTAGTTATCTGCCGGCCGGTGGGTGCTGTAAGTGCTACTTTCGTATTCTTAATCATTACCCCGTTTTCATCCCATTCAGGGGTAAGGTACATAAAGCAAATAACGGCCACGCTGGTAAGGTAATCTTTACCCCTGGCCGTTCCGCTTGTTACGCTTATCATCGGTTCGGTTTGGATAGCATCTAAAATTATCCTTTGTTCCCGATCTAAACGAGCGCCTAAAGCTTCAAACGCAAACTTATTCCAATCGTCGCGCCAGGATTGCGTTAGCTCAATCCCTTTTTTAGTAATATCTTCCCTTTCCTTCCTGGATAATAACATTTATTTAGCCTCTTCCGATTTTTCCCCGATATATAAATAATATTTGGCTTTTACTTCCTGTTTATCGATATTTTTTAAATTATAATCGTAAATACCCTTACCAGGGCAGTATATTTTACCATCATTGTAAACCACTAAATGGGCGCCCCTTCCCTTCCAGGAAAGGCAAAGAAAACAAAGTTTAGGTAATTCTTTTTGGTAGAAAAACGGCCTATATTTTCGGCTGGCTTTTGGGTAGCCCAGCTTTATCATTATTTCGGCAACTTCTTTAAAATTGGCGCTATGGCTGTGCCCTGCCATTTCTAATATTTTCGCTTCCGGCACTTCGGTAACCATCGAGATACAGTGCGCCCAGCATGTTTTAGATTTAGCCGGCTGTAATAGTATTTGCATGTTTAGCGCGTTTAATGTTTCTAAGTCTATAACGGTAAAAATCCCGTTTCCAATCTTCAGGGATAACGGGGTAGTGTTCGCGTAACCAATCGGTAGGGATAACAATTCTTAGAACATTATACCTAAACCATTTTTTAATAAAATAATAGCTTTTACAATGATCCAAAATTAACCGGCGGATCAGTAAAATAATTCCGGTGGCCATGGTTAAGGCTATCCCCCAAAATACGATAAAACCGATAATTAAATAAATTCCTTGCATACTTAAACTTTTGGTAATCTGTGATCCGGTACGTACGTTTCTTCCTCTTCTATATCCACTTTGTGGGGCGGTGTATGGTTTCCGCTATCCTTTGGCTTAGTCTGCTGCAGAAAGGTTCCAAATCCCAAAGATTCCCCTTTACTGGTGTGGTCAATATGGGAAGCGTTTTTATATTCATCCGGTTTGATGTTGTTTAACGCATATTCTACCATCCTGGCGTTAGGAAGTGTAAACTTCTTAGTTCGCTGAATACCTACCACCCTGGTTTTTTGTGCACCGCCATCCATGTAGGTTTCGTAAATGGTTTTTTCTTCGGTGTATTCGTGTTTCTCCAACAAAATAGCCAGGCCGTTAAGTGCCATAGCTCCAATATTTTGACGCCTGATAAATTCGTAGTGGGCTATAGTGTCAGAAAATTCAGGAAATTTCTTTTTCCAGGAAAAAAATGTATCGTGTGAAATTAAAAACTGTTTACAAATTTCTTCAACTGTAGCCCTACCCATGCCGTAAATTTCGGCGATCTCGTTTCCTAACTTTACGGAATATTTTGTTTTTCTTCCGGCGTTAGATTTCTTTTTTTCTTTATTCTCTTCCATAGTCTTAAGCCCTTCCAGGTTCGCCCATTATTAGTTCGCCCCTAATTTGTTCTGTGTACTATTTTACAATTACCGAATCAAATTCGGCGGTCAATATTTTTACTTTTTCTAAAACGTAATCGAATTTATCTAAATTCCCTTCGAAGGTAATAGTAATTTTTGCATCAGGATCCGAATGCCTATCCGGTTCGGGTTCGGTATCCATTGGCGGAAGTTCCGGAAGCTCTAAACCGTAGTGTAATAAATCCGGTAATTCGTATTCATTGGCTAGTATATCGTAATCCCATTTACCGTAACCTATATTTCCTTTAATCATATAAGCGATCAGCTTTTGCGGTGTGGTGTTTGGATTTAAAACCAAAGCGGGCACTTTCTTAAGCCCGTTATTAACACAACTTTCGCGCCTCATATTTCCTTCTATGGCCACGTAAGCGCCAGCGTAGGGAAACAATACCAGCGGATGGGCTATTAAATATTCCGGATCTTCTTTGATGGAATTATCTAAATCGTCCACCCCTTTTTCCAGGATATAACGGGGATTTTTCGGAACGCCTGGTATCTGTCCGGTATTTGGCCATATCTCTACCAGGTCAATAAGTCCGCCAAAAATAAAAACGGCGTTAGGATCATCGTTTTTAAAATTTAATGTGGCTGGTAAGTTTTTCATAATTACAAATTTACTGTTTTTCCCGCTGTTTAAGCGCTTGTTTAATTAAATCCAGGGTTTCGGCTGTTTTCATCTGTTTAGGCTGGCGGCGTATGATAATCCACCCTTCTACGCCCAGCCTGGTATACTTGTAGATATCCCTTTCAATGTTTTGCGGCCTGGAATGAGCGCCGCCACCTTTTCGCCAAATTCCGCCTTCTTTTTCCACGGCTATTTTTAATTCCGGGGAAGAAAAATCTATTCTATGCTGGCGGTCCGGAAAGGGTTTGTATTCAGCTTGTAGCTGCAGCCCGGTATTTTGTAAAATAAAATCGATAAAAATATTATTCGATCTTTCTTCAGCTGCTTTTTTCGCTTCTTTTTGGGCTTGTTTAAGCTGCTTTTTTGGATCTCTTAAAAATGGGTGGGGTGCCTTTTTTATCACGATATTTTAATTAAATATTCATTTCGGCTAAAATTTTCTTCGCTGAAAGTATAGCCTTCGTTTTCAAGTATAGCCCTGTTTTGCGGATCAATAGGCGTGTATATCCATGCAAAAAAATTACCTTTTCCAGCCTCTTCTTTTACCTTTTCTATAATATTTAAAATTTGATTAGTAGGCGATTTAGCCGCCTTACTTAAAGATCTTGCTTCGCTTGCTTTCATAACTATTTTTTTAATTGGTAAATCATCCTGGCCAGGCCCATAATGTTAATTTCTTCAGCATAAAAGCCCTGGAATAACTCGTTAATGTAAATTCGTTTAGCTGCAGAAACTACCAGGGGATTAACTTCCCCGGATTCCGGTTTATTTTCGGTTTCCACTTGCATTAAATTTACTATTTTTTCTATTGCCTTTTCGGTATCCTTTCGCTTTAGTGCGCTGGTTTGTTGTGATCGTTTAACTAATAATTCGTGGTGGTGTAGCTCTAAACCGCGCTTCATAATATCGTCTATCTCTTCCTGGGTAATCTCAAAAAGCAATATTTTATAAAAGAAATCGAAGATAACGCTTCCAAATCTGCCAGCTGATCCAAAAATAATTCGTTCGCCGTTTTCGTCTTTTACGGTTTTGGTATCCGCCAGGAAGTTTTTATAACCATTCAGGGCGTTTTTAAGCGAAATAGAAAACTGTTTGACTGGGCTGGGTGGCTGCTGTTTTTCTTCCCTGGGCGCGTTCAGTGTTTTAAGCGCTTCCATACGATCGGTGTTTTCGGTGCTGCAATAAGCGGCGATAAACTTGTTAAAGCTGATCGCGTTTAATCCGTAATATTCGCCATACTCGTTATTAATCCCGTTTTCGAAAGCTATTAAAATTTCGGTATCTCGAATGTTCCACTTTTTTATCCTGATCCTTTTGATTATCTCGGAACGCATGTAAACCAATTCCGTTTCGCCAGGTAAAGCCCTTTGTAAATCTAAATGTACTTTTGTGATGGCAGCGTTTAGCACATCGTTTAAGCGGTAATCATTTATGGAATTTACGGTTACACCATTGGTTAAAGCTCTAAAAATTACTTTTGCTACGTGGGTAACGTTTTCACTGTAAAGGGTAACACCGGTTACCCAATTAGGTTTCTGCTGTACTGTTAAGCCTGTATTATTCATATTCTGAAGGTGCCGGCGCGTCCGGATCGTAAGGGTTTAAACTATCTGTAGCCTGTTTTAAAGCCTCTTCCACTGTTTGTTTTGGCTTTCCTGGCGTTTTCCTGGTAAAATCTTCCAGCATTGCGGCCCAATTTGCACTATTCCATTTTGAGTTTTCAAACTCCGTTTTTCCAGGAACACGTTTCCCGATAAATCCAAAAAGTGTATGGGGATTTCCCGCAAGGTGTTTGTAAGCTTTGTAATTTTCCCACTGATTTTTAAAATGTTCTAACGAATTTTCGAAAACCAACAAATTAACAAAAACTAAAACTTCCCTTTGCTCTTTGTAAAAAAATTTCTCTTCGCCCATATTGAAATATTTACAAATATCTTTTACAATTTCTGTTATTTCAAAATCCGCCGCTAACTGTTCATCGGGCGAAAATCTTTCTTCATCATTCGGCAAAATTTCAAAAGAAGAAAGGGAAGAATTTTCTTTACTCTCCTTTACTTTACTATACTCTTCTTTACTCTTCTCTATATTGGTTATGTTTGGGTTTTCGAAAATAAACCCATTCGGTTTATTTTCATAGTTATTTACTACGTCTAAAACCGAATCGGTTTTATTTTGGTTAAAATTCGCTTCAATTTGGTTTTGCTTTTTTGGCCTTCCCCCTTTTTTTCCGTTAATGGCGTTTACCATCTTTTGGGTTTCTTTACTGCTCCACTGCTCATTCAAAAAGCTAATACTTAAATAATTTTCATCAGCTTTTAATATCTCTAAATTGAATAGCTCGTTAATCAAATTTTGATCTGCTGGCTTATCGTATTTCTTTAACAGGGTAGGTATAGATACATCGCATTCCCGCGACCAATAGAAAGCGCAAACACTGTAAAAAATGCCTTGTAGCTCCCACCTTTCCAGGGATATATTACCCATAATATATTCCTGTACTACGAATTTCCAGTATGGTAGTTCCTTTGCCATAAACTAATCGTATTTGTAAGCTAAAAAAGTTACTTTTTCGGGTGTATTGTGTGTTAGTAAACAGCGCCCGTTATGCTTATGGAAGAAAGTAAAGGCTTCTAATTCGGTGGCAAACCTTAACGGCTGTATTTCCCCCGACGCGATGGCTTTATATGGCGTTTCGTCGTTCCGCTTATCTCTTCTTAGCTGGTTTAATTGTTTGTCTGTAAGGCTATAAATTCTCATTTTGTTGCAAATCTTAAAGTAATCTAAAAAAAAGCCGTAGCGCTATGCTACGGCTGTAAAATCGGGTAACCCTGGGTTATTGCTCAATAATAAGCAATTCAGGCGCTATATTCTTAATTTCGTGTAATTCGAAATCGATAGCCTGGTTAATTACTTCTTCCTGCAATTCCTGGGCTTCCGGGCTTTCAAAAGAACACGTAAAATCATTCGGATCTATAACGATTTCCACGCTAAATTCCTGGGCTGGCTGGCCTTTAAACATAGGTAAACGAAGGCTAAAGGCTTCGGGTAGGTTTGTAGTTACAAACTGTTCGCGTAATTGCTTTCTATCCCCCCCGTTACTAAAAGAATCTTCTACGGCCTTGTTAATCTTCATTTCGAAATTCGAAAGCAAATTAACCAGCTTATCCCCTTCCGCTTTGTCAGCAAAATAATAACGGTTCATTTTAAGGAATTTAGCCAGCTTTTTAGTGCCGTAACTTTCCATACCATTAATACCAAATTCCACGAATTTTGGGTGTAGCTGCAAATTACCCTGAATGGTATGTTTAAATTTATCTTCCTCGTTTGTAACTAAAAGAATGGCCATTTTTTCGCGATCAACCAAAACATGGCTTTCTGTTTGAATAATTAAGCCTATTCGTTTTTCAAGGTATAAACGCGGACTATCCAGGATTCCGGATAATTTAATTTTATCCTTTTCGTAAACAATTTTAGCGTTATCCTTACGAATTACCAGTACGCGGGTGTTTTCCCCTTCCGGTTGTTCGTCAAATGATCTCAAAACCTCTTTAACGGTTTCTTTTACTGCTGCGTGGTCCTCTGTGGGCTGTTTGTTATCTTCCATGATTAGGAAATTAATATTTGTTTAAAAAATAATTGACTTTTAAAGGGTTTTAGATATGGATTAATCCATATCTATTTTAAAATCGCCGTTACCATCGGTTCCGGTTTTCTGAAGTTTAAAAATACTCTGATCCTGTTTAGCATCAGTTTTACGCATAGGGCGTTCTTCAATCAAATAACCATCAGGGCTATAAGTTCCCACTTTACGTTCTTCGTGATCGAAGATAATAAAACCGGTTCCGCCTGTGATCTGTTCGCCTTTATCCTTAAGCTGATCCAATAGCTCATTTACTTCAGCTTGTACCGGATCTATTTGCGCTTTAAAAGCTGCCATAGCGTCTTTTTTCTCTGATTGTAAACGCTTAAGCTTTTGGCTCATTTCCACCTGAAGTTCTTTTTTTTCGTCTAACTCTTCCTGGGTAAATAGGCGGGTGTACGAAAAATCTTCTTTGATGGCGTCGGCTTGCGCCTCTAACATTGCCTGTACTTCTTCCGGGGTTTCATTACCCAGGCCAAAAAATTTTCTCATTTTTTTGTCTTTAAATTGTGTAAGAAATTGAATTATTATTGTTGTGTTAACAAAGATTGTAAAAACTTTTTACTATCAGCTGGAAAATCTGAACTTTTAACCCAGGTAGAATATTTTTTATCTTCAGGTAAAGAACTTTCTTCCCTTTCTATTTCCAAAACTGGCCGGTCTTTATACTTTCCAAACTTGTAGCAAATCTGTTTTTCTGCATTGTAGTAAAACTTTCCGCTTAAATCTGCCATAGGCAGATCTTTATTTAACATTAACTGCAGCTGGCGGAAATTAAAAGGTAATTCCAGGTGTGCCTTCAGCTGGGTTAAAAATATCCTGGCCGTGGCTTCGGTATCTGCCTGGGCGTGGTGGGCGTCTACCATTTCTTCGCCTAAATAATGGCGGTGGGCTGCGGATAAATCGCGGGGGTTAAATAAGTGGTAAATTTTCATAGCATCCGGGAAAGCGTGGCCGCTGTAATCCCATTGGTGCCCAGCCCTGGCACACTCATTATAAAATAATGGAATATCGAATTTTAAACCGTTAAAAGTTAATATATCGGTGTCCTTAATGGTATTTAGAACTATTGGCATAATATCCGCAAACTTTGGCGCGTTCAAAACCATTTCGTTATCGATTTTGTGAACTTCAGTTGATCCCGCCGGTATTTCCATTTCCGGGTTTACCAGGGTGTAAGTAGATTGCATAGAAAGATCTAAATTAATCCTGGTAATGGCAATACTAACTATTCTATCCTTTTGCGTATCGGTACCGGTTGTTTCTAAATCCACCACCGATATTTCGCGTTCCAAAATTATTTCCCGCTCTTCAGGCTCAAAATCGAAATCGATCTGTAAAAACTCTTCAGCTTCAGCGCAAAGCTGGCGGCCGTTTTCCTGGCCACCATTTATTCCCAGGTCAGGAAATACAACCGAAAACATTTCGGCAACTCTTCCCCAGGAACAACCCATATCTACACGCATCGATTTAACGAATAGCGCTATAGTTTTAGTCATTTTAAATTTTTCCATTACCAAAAAAGCCAGGTTAAAATAATACCGATAATTATAAGCCCAAAGCTTTTAACTAATCCTTTGGCTATAGCTTCATCGGCCTGTTTTTGGTAAAATTCGAATTTATAAACATCGCTTTGGCTTATTTTATACCAAACATGGATATTTACCACTATCTTAATTATGGCTACCAGGATTAAGGCGATAGAGCACCAAAAACCTATAAGCATTAATTTTTCTGTAAATTCTTGCATCATCTTAATTTTTAAAACTATCCAAATGGTGTTTTATTCCATTTTAAATTTAACCCGGCTTTTGCTACCGTAACATTTTTTAAAGTTGCTTTGTAAACTGTTTCCTGGAATCTTTCGGCGTGGGAATTACTATCGCTTAAGTGGATCAGTAAAATATTATTAACGGACCGCAAATTATTAGATTTTAGCACTTCCAGGCATGAGGTTAACGATAGATGGGATTTATAAATACGATCCCTTAAAAAAGCCTGTAAATAACCGGCGTCGAAACGTTCCTGCATTATTGTTTCGCAAAAATTCGCTTCTATAATGATGTTATTTAAGCCATCAAAAGTGTTTTCTATGTAATAAGTATCTGTTAAAAATAAAGTTAACCCACATTCAGGATGGCGGATTAAAAAGCCTAACGGCTCCGGTGTATCGTGGTTTACTTTAAAAGCCCAAATTTCCCAATTTCCAAAAGTATATTTTTGGCCATGTTTGATAAACTTTGCGCGATGTTCAAAACCCCTGATATGTTCGCCACCTGGTTTTTTATAAACACCTACCGCCCTGTATTCGCCTTCAGCTATTAAAACATCTATACCATAGGCCATTAAATCTTTAGTTCCTTTGGAATGATCTTTATGTAAGTGGGTGCACAAACCACAAATAGTTTTACTTAAATCGTGGCCCATCGCTTCCAGGATCAGCGGGAAACGTAATCCCTGTTCTATAATAATATTTTCGCCGTTGCTGGCAGTCATTACGTAACAATTACCTTTTGATCCAGTGCCTAAAACTTTTAATTCCATTTTATTTTTTTGAATTTCCGATCAAAATAGTAACTATAGTAGCTAAAGCAATGGTAACCATAACTTCAAAACCTAACCAATGCCTAATAATTGTATATAAAAGAGAAACTAAAGCAACTTGTATAAATTTGTTTTCTAACATTTCATTTTTAAAATTAGGGGTGGGTAACCTACCCACCCCAGGTAAATAAATTATTATGCTTTTGGTGGAAATCCAAACGCTGGCTGCACCCCTGCATCTGCTTTTTTAGTAACTGGCGGCGTTTTATCTTCCGCCTGTGCCGCTTTTGCCTTTTCCGCTTCCTCTTCCCTGGCTGCATTTTCCTGGGCTACTTTGGCCAGGGTATCCACCGGCTTATCGTTTTCCGGATCTTTTAATTTATCGGAAATTTTTTCGGCCTCGTTAGTGTTTTCTACCGGATCATTACCCATATTAAAAGGTACTTTGTTTGCTGCGGAAGCGATAGTATTTTTAACGGCTTCCTTCATAGTAACATCTTCGTAAGGGATATCTTCGGTTCGCTGTATATCCTCTTCCTCTTCCGTGGTGCGCATACCCATAGCTTTTTCCGGTGCAAATTCACTAACCCAAAACGAAGCGGCACGATATTTTAACATTTTTTCGGGCATGTTTGGCCATTTAGAACCGTTTTTATCGTACCAACCCTCTAAAATTGCCATCAAAATAGAAACTTCGGACGAAACTAATTCTTTATCCGTTCCTTTCTTTTTCGTAAAGGCTACCATGGCAAGGTTATCCAAATCTGAATAATCTACTTCTTTGTATTCAGTTACTTTTGATTTTTGATTTTGCCCAGGAAGTATTTTCCAAACAATAAAAGGCACTTTTATTTTTCCTATTTTCCCTTTATTGGTCATTTTGTAATCTAGCGTTTCGTATTCGCCTGAAGTGTTAACCAGGGCTGTAAGGAATTTAGCAGAAAACGAAGGCCGGCCACTTACAATTACTAAATTTTGCATTACCATTAAAACATCTGCCCCCATACGAAGCGACATATTTAAAGCGATAAGACTGTTAGAAACTGCTTTTCGTTCGGCCATTGGAACTTTAGCGGGATCGGTTTCCTTCATTTGGTACATTTCAGGAACCAAATCTGAATAGGCTAAATCTGTAGCCCATTCCTTTAATACTAAAGCCTGTTCGCGATTAAACGGGTTAAACCCGATAGCGGAAGATTGTACCGCTAATTGTGAATTATTATCCATAAAATTTTAAATTATTGTGAGCTGTAAAACTACACTTTTTATTGTTAATTACTATATTTATTTTAATTATTTTCTACTCTTAAAACTTTATCTTCCTTATTTACAAAGAAGTTAATAGTTTGCGATTCCACATTTAAAACGTCGTGCACTGATTCGCGGTTATCCAGTAAAAGCGGCGGGAAAATACCGTAATGAGTAGAAAGGGCGTTAACTACATCTAAACCAGCGTTTAGTTTAGATCCGGTATTTAAAGCCTTCCAGGGCTTACCCTCATACCATAATTCACACGCCGGTTTCGGGATGGTATCGCCAATATTTGTTTTAAACATTTTAAATGTAACGGCCGAAAATTTAGATTTAATTGTTTCCTGTATAATCTCGGATTTCTTAATAATAAATTCGTCGATCAACATTTTTTCACGTTGGTAATCTGCGATTTGCTGCGCTAATCTTTTTTCGTCAGCGGCCAGCTGTACATTACGATCCTGTAAATACTTAATTGTGCCTTCTTTAGCTAATTCAGCTTTTTTAATATCGATTTTAGAATTTAAATCGGCCTTTTGTGTTTTTAGCTCCCCGTAATCGATAGGCTTAACTTCCGCCAATTCCTTTTCGATAGATTTAATACTTTCTATATTAGTTTGGTATTCGGCATGTTCTAACAAACGTTTTTCTAAGGATTTAATTTCGCCTTCCGCTGCTATCTGCTGGTTAAGTACGGTTAATTTTGTTTCTTCCGTGGCCAGGTCCGCGTTAATTACTTCCAGTGCCTTAGTAGTGGTTTGGGTAGTGGTTTCGTTAAATTCCTTATCTTTTTCGATAGTTCGCCACTGTGTGTTAAGGTTTTCAAGCTTCAGCGCTTTGTTATCTATAAAATGCTTTTCTAACTCTACTATTTTGGCGTCGATATCTTCGGTTTCGTGTTTTCGGTTACACTTATCGCAAACAAAATTTTCCTTATCCCATTCCGGAAACTCCTTTTCGTTTTCTTCGGTCCACTGCTTAACTACTTCCGCCTGGCTTGCATCCAATTCCGTTTTTTTAAGCTGAAGAGATTTTAACAAACTTTCCTTTGATTGCTTTTGAGTTTTAAGGCTGGTAATGCGATCTTCCAGGGCCGATTTATCGGAAGCTGATTTGTTTTTTTCAGTAGTGTAAGCCTGGCGGGTACTATTTTCGATTTCGCTTTGGCGATTCTTAACGCCGGCTAATTTATTCCTGGTGTTACGGCTTGTATCAGCTTGCAGATCTTCCGCCTCTGATTTACTGGTAATGGCTTTATCTATAACCTCAATTTCAGTTTGTAGCGTAGCAATTTCCGCGTTTAAAGCTTCCACCTGGATAACACCAATATTTTTAATCTGTAGGGTGTTTTCTTCTATTTTGGGCTGTATAGGGGTGTGCTGTTTTTTTAATTCGCCTATTTCGTAATCTATGCGGCCTTTACGGGTTTCCAAATCGCTTTTAGCATTCAAAACAGCTAATACAGGGGCGTAATCCTTTTCCGGGGTAGCGATACGATCCAAAACAAATTCGTTAGTTATATCGTGCGCCATTAATTCTAAAACGTTCCTTTGATCTTCCCACTCTAATTTATCAGGAAAATAAAGCGGATCAGAAAGCATTTTTAAAAGTTCCGCCGGTATCAGTGTATCCATGATCTTTTTATATTCCGTGGCCGTTACGGTATTGCCATCGATTTTATAAATAATCTTGTTACCGGTCATTTTCTTTTCAGCTTCGCCCTGCACATTTCCCCAGGTTTCGATATATGATTTTTCAAAAGTAATCGGCGAACCTGGGCGGCGGCTAAAGCCAGCGGTTACCCTGTGGGGAAGAATATTATTTTCGGTGTTAATAGTATCCTTAATATTAAACTTCGCTTCATCGGCGGCATTACGGCCGGTAATTAACCAGGAATAAGCATCTTTAAACCTGCTTTTACCGGTACCGTTAGCGCCAAAAATGTTGGTGGATTTTCCGAACTCTACGCGGAAGGATCCACCCATAAAATTATCGTATTCTAGCCAATCTAAAAATAAATACATATCTGCTTTTTTTTAATTTTCTTTTTTCTCTTCAACTCTTTTTCTAATTGCCCAAATGGTGGCTTCCGAATGTATATCCGGGAATAGTTCTAAAATTACTTTGTTAACCTGTAGAACCTGGGCGCCATCGATTGCCATTAGTTCGGTAAACTTTTCGTAAACCTCTAAATCTTTCGCCTCCTTTTCGAGCTTAAAACGGGATTTTAAAACGGGTTTTGTTTCCATACTTGATTATTTAATTTCTACAAATATGGCGTTATCCTTTCAAAATACAAAGAAATATTTTTATTTATATTTTTTGTTAAATTATTTTCAAATATATTTCCGTATACGGAATATATAATATATCTTTGTGATAACAAAAAGGAAAAAATTATGAAAAATCAAGAAATTACCCAGGCTATTGCGATTAACCAAATAGGTTTCGAATACTTCACTAACTGCATAAAAAACGGCGCTACGCCTGAACAGGCAAAAGCTGAAATGTTAACAGAAAAAGCACAAAAAATAATAGCAGATAGAATTAAAGAAATTACAAACTAATAAAAGCCCCGCCCTGAAATAAAGGCGGGGTTTTTGGGTAAAAAACTTTTAATAATGAACGCAAATTACCAGGGTTACCACATTTCAGCTTACGATATTTATATAGTTTATTTTTCAGGCGGTAAAGATTCTATAGCTTGTTTTTTGCATTTACTGGAAATCGGAATACCTCTAAATAAAATTGAGCTATGGCACCATAACATAGATGGCCAGGAAGAAAAATTTATGGATTGGAATGTTACGCCGGCTTATTGCCAGGCGTTCGCGGATGCCTTCGGCGTTAAAATATATTTTTCCTGGAAGGAAGGCGGTTTTAAAGGCGAAATGTTGCGTAATAATGAATTTACTAAAGCTACTACTTTCGAAACTCCCGAAGGCTTAAAAACGATAGGCGGCCAGGGTTTGCGCGGTAAAAGATCCACCAGGTTAAAATTTCCCCAGGTTTCCGTAGATCTTTCGGTTAGGTGGTGTAGCGCTTACCTAAAAGTAGATATAGGCGCGGCGGCATTAACTAACCAGGATCGTTTTAAAGGTTTAAAAACCGTTTGCATTTCGGGCGAACGTGGGGAAGAAAGTAAAGCGCGTAGTAATTATGCGGATTTGGAATTGGATAGAACCGATAACCGCGAAGGTAAAAATTTTAAACGTTATGTAGATCGCTGGCGCCCGGTAAAAAATTGGTCTGAAGCTGAAGTTTGGGCTATTATTGAGCGCTGGAAAATAAGGGTACACCCTTGTTATTATATGGGCTGGTCACGCTGCAGCTGTATGTTTTGTATTTTCGGAAACGCGGATCAATTTGCCAGCGCTTTTGCGGTTAATGAAGCCCGCGGAAATGAAATCGCTATGTATGAAGATAGTTTTGGTAAAACCATAAAACGTAATATGTCAATCCAGGAATTACGTGCCATGGGAACCGCTTATAAATCCATAACACCGGAATTAATTGCCCTGGCTAATTCTACCGAATACACGTTAAATATTATAATTTCTGATCCTGAAGCATGGGTTTTACCGGCCGGCGCTTTTGGCGAATCGTGCGGACCTCTTTAAATTTAAAATCACAACAATTTAAAATATATTATTATGAATATTAGATGGAATGATACACCGGAAAAAAAAGCGCTCCGGGAAAAAGTATTGCCTAAATCGGATTTAATAGAATCCCTTTTAGTGCCGGCGCTTGAAAAAAAAATGAAATCTACTTTAGTAGATATTCTTAAACAAGAAATCGAAATTTATAAAGCCTTTCCAAAAACCGGAAAAATGAACGTTAAGACTTTTGATCCGCGTAACCATAAAACATGTTTCCAGGGCCAGGCACATGATGTTCAAAATACCGTTTATGGCAGTGCTGATTTAGCTGAATACAGAAAAAAAGTCGGAACTATTGCGCATTCTGTTTGGGGAAAATGTACGCTTTTAGAAATTTGGGCGGGCGATCATTTCGAAAATTATACTTACATGGTTACCCAGGTTTTTAAATATTGCAAAGGGGATATTAAAAACCTTCCCCCTATAAAATTTCATGTAATGCCATTATTTAATAATAACAAAACAGGGAAGTATAAAACAGACGATGACGATAGGGAAGTGGCTTTGCATAAATATAAAATAGAGCTTAACGGCCAGCTGGCAGAATACGGCAAAAAGCCAGTTAAAGAAATTACCGGCGTTTGGTTAGAAGATTTTGAAAAAATATGGAAAGCTAGGCCAGGCGATTTATTTTAAAATTAAAAAACATGTATAAATACATCATTCAAACATCGAAAGGGATAACATACGTAACCGCTTACGATATTCAATCGGCGTTAAACCTGGCCACATTAAGCGCCGAAATAGGCGAAGAAATATTTAGCATAGCAAAGCTAAATCCCATGTAACAAATAAAGCCCCCGTAACTTTTTACGGGGGCTTTTTGGTTTTAAGAAATTCACAACAATTTAAAAACCGTTACGCCAGGCGGCGTTATTAGATAACTATAGTTTAACAATAATAGGCCAAAGATATACTATAATCTCAATAAGTCAAAATTTGCTGTTATACCTGGGCGCCACCTTCCGGAAGCTGGGTAATAAGTATAATTACCCTGGAAACTAAATCTTCCAACGTCCACCCTGGCAGCCGGTCCAAATCCAAAAGTATTGGTTTGTGGATTATAATTTGAGCTGGCCTGTATCCTTAACCCAAATTGTGGGGTTTCCTGCTTTACTGTAAGCTGTTTTACGCCTCGGATAGTAGTTCGTGGATCATTGGAAGAAATATCTATAAAGCTTTCCTTTGCACCTAAAAACCACCGGCGTTTTTGATACTGTACTATATTTAAATCAGCATTGTAGGCAAAATTAAAAATACCTTCTTTGGTGGTGTCGGCTGGTGGAATAAAAGATAGATCTACAAACTGATCCTTATAAACATAGGATAGCTGTTTAGTTTGCGTATTTATTACCGCCTTCGCTTTTAAAAGGCTATCCCGTGTTAGTGAATTAATACGGGTTACGCGCTGTATTTCTGCAGTAGCAATTTTTAAAAGCGCTGCCGAACTATCAATAATATTAGCGGGCCTGGACGGGTTTTTTAATTCAGCCTTCGTTATCTCGTTAGTTCCATCTTTAACCACGATATGTTCGTTTCCGTCCTTATCCTTATAGGTTTTTTCTATCGGAAGATCCACCTTAACGGGCTGGCCAGGTTTATTAAAAACCGGTACTTTATTCGATTCTTTGAACCAAAGAAGTGCGAAGATTATAAGCCCTATCCAGGGCGCAAAAGTTAGTAAATTTTTCATCTTTTTTTATTTCTAAGTGCTTTTAATAGATCCTGATTCGGTTTATGTAAAATAGCGCTATTTGTACTATCCTGTTTTCGCTGCAATTCCTGGGCCTTTTCTAAAGATCCCACATATTTATCCTGCCAAAACTTAGTATTTGCCTGGCCTTCCAGCTTCAAAACCTTATTTTCGGCCTTTAGGTTTGCATTTTCTTCCTTATAAGCGGCTATTACTTCCGTGTTTTTATCGAAATATTTAGTAGCAACAATACCCAGCAACCCGCCCACAATCATTAAGGCGTAAGCCAATGGCATTTTATTTATCTTCTCTATGGGTACTTTTGGTAATTGCATTTATTTAATGATTAGAGTTTAACGCCCAATAGCGCGGCGGTTTTAGTACCCACTACCCCATCTACTGTTAATTTATTTTTAGCCTGGAAGTCTTTAACAGCCCTATCCGTATCAGCTCCATAAAAACCATCAGCTTTTATTTTAAGCGCCGTTTGTATCGCTTTAACAGTATCGTTTTTAATAAGCGGGTTATTTAATTTGTAAACAATTTTCGAAGGTGTAACCGCCTTATCTAATCCCTGGGAAGAAAGCCACGAACGCAAATCGAAAGCGGGGCACGATTTAATCCATTCCCAGGAATCTATAATACCATTTCCGTTTAAATCGGTGCTGAAATCGCGATGGCCTAAAAAAACGATGTTTGGGATTAATTCTTTTAACCTGGTAACGATCATTAATTGGGATTTTTTTTGCGCTTCGGTTCGGTTGTCAATCGGTTTACCGTTTTTATCTATTCCACCTTTATAACAAAAGTGTATAGCATTTTGATTAAAACCTTTTACACCGTTTGCGATTTGATCCAATTCTACATACTGTTCTATCGTTCCATCCGGGTTAATATCGAAATGATATCCTGGCGTTTTCCATCCGTTGTGTTTAATCCAGTAATTAAATATTTCCTGGGTGGTTTGGTTTTGTGGGCCAGCGGTGCAATGGCCTACACCCCATTTAATAACCCGCCTCATGCCTGGCGGTAAAAATATATCGCTAGGCTTAGTAATAATTCTTATAATTTTCATGCTTTTAAAAATTGGTGTGTGTAAATATAACCTTAACCCGTAAAATAAATTGCAACAAATTTAAACCCACAAATTTATTTTAAAATAAATTTGCTTTGTATGGAATATTAATTATATCTTTGTGATAACAAAAAGGAAATAAAAATGGGAAAATTTACAGTTAGTTTAGACGGAAAAAAGCCAGGAAATAAAATATATTTCACTGTTGAAATAATGCCTTTATACCTTAATGATTTCGAAAGGGTTACCGATTTAATAAGCGAATGTAAAACCCACGCCGATTTACTTAATTTAGAGAAACAAAATATTATTAAAATTCAAAAATAAAAAGCCATGAGAAAAATATTATTAGTGCCCGCCTTGTTAATTTGTTTAGGTTTTGCAAGCCGTAAAAAGGAAGAGATTAAAAAACCTGATTGCGAAAAATCAAAATTGCTTCCAGTACCTAAAGATAAATTAATAATGTAATAAAAAAGCCCCGGCAAAACGCCGGGGCTTTTTTATGTAAATACAATAATTTACGCTTTTGCTGCTTTCTTTTCAAATCCGGCTAAAATTTTAGCAACCTCGGCCGCTACTTCAGTAACTACCTTAATATCTAACGAAGCGCCGCCGCTAAAGTTAAAATTTTCGCTGGTTCCTGATCTGCTGAAATAAAAGCTACCGCCTTTTCCATTGCTACCGGTTACGCGAACTTCCGCCGGTACGCTGTTGTTTTCGCTTTCATATTCATAACCCAAATCAAAGTCATTCACTTTGTCTGAATCGTAAAATTTTGATACTGTTTTTGTGTTGGTACGTGACATGTTTTTAATTATTAATTTTTAAAAATGTTTAATTTATCCTGTAGATACTGATTTATTTGAGCTTGCGCCCATGGTTTGTAAAGCGATTTAGAAGTTACAACAATAGCATAAATTTGGTTTATTTCTGCTTCATTAACTTCTACGCTTTCGCCTTTATGAAGTTTCCGGGCTATGTCGCTAACTTCTATACTATCGGCATTTGTAAAAATAACATTTCCTATTTCTTTTGGAAGATCAGGAAGGTTATAAATTACATCGTTTAAATCTTTTATAGCGATATCTTTTAAAGAAATCGCTACCTTTTTTTCTTCATTTTTTTGCTCTTTCATTTTGTAAATATACTTAATACGATTCTACATTAATAATAATTCCGTTTTTAAATGTGATTTTACATCTAGTACCTAATAGGCCGCCGCTTCCGTCGCCGTTAACATAAAAGAAAGTTTGATTATTTGAGTTTCTATAAAAAACGATATAACCGGACCAACCGTTAGTAGTGGATCCGTCAGAATTACGTATGGCGTAGCTTTTAGCCTCAAATAACATGTTAAATAATGCCGTTTCATTATCGCTGTTAATGTTAACTACTGCATTGGTAGTGTTTTTTTTGTAAACTACTATGTTTGAATCAGTTGTAAAACCTGTTCGCCCCATACTAGCAAAACCATAATAACCAGGATCGTAAACAGTACCCACCCGAATACCCGGCCCGTAAACCTGGGTAATTGTTGGCGGGTTTGGCGGATCATTTGGCTGTATTGTAAACCTTTCAAAAGCGGAATCGTCGTCAATCTCAATTAATACGTTATTTGAAGCGTCGTAAACCCTTATATTATTAGTTTCCTGGGTAATTTCTACACGCTTAGTGCCGGCGTTTGCCGTACGAATACTTTTAGAAACAATTTCCAGGGATTGAATATAACCGGCGTTAATTACGTTAGCTTTTAAAAATTCCGTATCGATCAGGGTGTTTGTTAATTTACCGCCCTGGATAACTGTATTTCCTAATTTTGCCAGCTCTACTACATCAACATAAGCCATACCTTTTAACTGTCCGGTAAGCGCATTATATGCGTTTTGTGCGTTTGTTGCGGCTGTTTGAGCTGTGTTTATAGCTTCGGTAACATCTTCGGGCGCCGGCGCCCAATCCGTGGCTTTTGTGCCTTTTTCAATTTTTAAAAATTCAGCATAAACATAAACTCCCTGCGTTTCGTTATACCCCATTAATATATTAGAGTTATAAGGCGCTACCCACGGAACCCCAACGGGTAAACCTACGCGCTGATTATAAGCGTCGCCGGTTCCTACGGTCCAATTTATCGGGGTTTCCCCCATTCCTTTGTATGAAAAAATATAAACCTCTCCGGCTACTAAAGGAATCGCAAGCGGCAATATTACTAAGGGTGCGTAACTTGTAGTTTCAAATTTTCCGCGGCTATTCCTTAAATAATTACGCCCGCCAACTTTTATATTATTTACAAGTTGCTGGGCTAAAGTTTCAGCGGCCGCCTGGGCCGCGTTTGCCTTTGCCTGGGCCGTATCTGCTGCCTGGGAAATTGCATTAGCCTGGGCCGCGTTTGCCCTACTTTCTGCCGCTGCATTTGCGTAAGCATTTGAATGAGCGATAACGTCCAGAACTCTTTGTTCTGTATATCCGTTTGCCGCTGTTTGTGCGCTCTCTAATATATCTTCAGGGGCTTGCGTCCAGTCTGTGGGTTTGTTGCCTTTTTCTAACTTCACGTTATAAGCATCAATACCAGGATTTCCAGGGATGCCAGCAACTTCATTATATAAAGTTAATACCCAGTCTGTCGCTCCGGCTGCATCTACCACAAAAGTAAATATGTTTTTAGGTTTTGAATTATCAATAACGCCTAAAAATTGCCTATTTGGCCCGCCTACGCCTTGCGACAAATAAGCGTGTAAATTACCCCCCGTTACGTTTTTTATGTTTACCGTTAACGTGTAAGTTTCCCCCTCCGTAAGATATTGACTTAAAGCATAGCCGCTGCCGGAATAACCTAAAAATTTTAATTCTGTTATAGTGTTTTTTAAATAATTTCTACCTCCTAAAGTTAGAGCGTTAAGCTTGGCGGCTGCGTCTGCTGCTGCTGCACTTATTGCCGCCGCCTGGGCTGCTGCCGCCTTCGCTGCTGAATCATCTTTAGCCGCCTGAAGGTTAGCCGCTGCCTGATTAATTCGCGCCTGTTCTTCGGCGCTAACCTTTCCATCTGCATAAGCGGCCGCTTCTGTTTTTCTTAAAACGTCCTGTGCATCGGCGTACGCTTTAGCTGCATTTTCTGCCGCTACTTTTGCGGCGTCCGCTTTTGCTCCGGCATCTGCTGCCGCGGCGTTTTTTGCTGCTATTTCGGCGGCGTTTGCTTTTGCCGTTGCGTCGTCTTTAGCGATCTGTAATTTTGCGTTTGCGTCATTAATTGCGCGCTGTTCTTCAGCTGTTACCTTTCCATCTGCATAGGCAGCCGCTTCGGTTTTTCTTAAAACGTCCTGTGCATCGGCGTAAGATTTAGCCGAAGCCTGGGCGGTGTCCGCTGCTGCCTGGGCGGCTTCTGTAACTTCTTCAGGGGCCGGCGTCCAATCTGTTGCTTTGTTTCCTTTTTCCAGTTTTAAAAATTCAGCACTAACGTATAAGCCCTGTACTTCGTTATACCCCATCGTTTGCACAAATGGATAAGTAGCTATAAAAGGTACGTTTACAGGTATAGGAGTTCTATTTGCAAAATTATCCCCATAAACCGTACTAAAAGTTACGTTTATCGGCCCCCCATCTTGTTTATAATTTAAAATATATGTTTCGCCTACCGTTAAAGGCTGGGTAAATGGCAATACAAATACTGCATTATATGTTGAGTTTTCGAATTTACCCCGGCTATTCCTTAAAAAATTACGCCCGCCTATTTTGATGCCATTTAATTTTGCTGTTGCGTCGGCTTCGGCGGATGCAATAGCGGCGTTTTTTGCCGCGTCGGCTTTGGCCTGGGCGTCGTTTTTAGCTATTTGTAAATTAGCTGCCGCCTGATCTATTCGGGCTTGTTCTTCGGCTGTTACTATTCCGTCTGCGTAGGCTTGAACTTGCGTTTTATTTAATATATCCTGTGCATCTGCATAAGATTTGGCGGCGCTTTCTGCTGCTGTACGGGCGTTTTCTGCCTTTATTTGGGCGTCTAAAGCCGCGGCCAATTTGGCGGCGTTTTCTGCGTTTGTTGCCTTTATTTGGGCGTCGTCCTTTGCGATCTGCAAATTAGCCGCCGCCTGGTTAATTCGGGCCTGTTCTTCAGCTGTTACCTTTCCATCTGCATAGGCAGCCGCTTCAACTGCTTTTAAATTATCCTGCGATGAAGCGTAATTATTTGAAGCCAAAATAGCGGCGGCCTGGGCTGCGTTCGCTTTATTGGTTGCGTCTATCGAAATATCTTCAGGGGCCGGCGTCCAATCTGTTGCTTTGTTTCCTTTTTCTAACTTTGCGTCGTAAATAGTAATAGACGGGTTTCCAGGGATGCCCGCAACTTCATTATAAAGTGTTAAAACGGTGCTTGCTGCTCCATTGGAATTAACAATAAAAGTAAATACGTTGTCTGTTAATGAATTATCAAAAACCCCAACCATTTGCCTAATATCCGAGCCAACCCCAGCCGAAACGTACGCATGCAATACAGGCCCGTTAGATATGTTTTTACCTTTTAAAGAAACTGTATAAGTTTCGCCTAAAATTAAATTTTGAGTTAGTCCGTAGCCGCTACCCTGGTAACCTACTAAGGTCATTTGACTTGCCGTATTTAATAAATAATTTCTACCGCCAAATTTTAAGGAGTTTAATTTTTCAGTTACATTATTTGCCGCCGCTAAAATTGCATTTGTTTGGGCGTTATTGGCTTTACTTGTTGCGTCAATTGCGGCCGCTGCCTGGGCTGCATCTTTTGCGGTATTTGCTTTGTTTTGCGCTCCGGTTTTTGTTTCTAAGTCGCCCGAAACAATTAAAGTGCTTACTTCAATTAAATTACTTTTAATATAACCGCCTTCAATTATTGTATTATCCAGCTTCGCTAAACTTACGGCATTATCATAAGCCAACCCACCTAAAGAGTTTTTTAAATTAACCAAATTAGCCGCTGCTGCTGCTGCTGCTGCTGTTGCCGCGTCCGCTGTGCCTTGTGCTGCATTTGCTAACGCTGAAGCCGCCGCCTGGGCTGCTGCTGCCTTCGCTGCTGAATCGTCTTTAGCTATTTGTAAATTAGTAGCGGCCTGATCTATCCGCGCCTGTTCTTCGGCCGTTACTATTCCGTCGGCGTAGGCTTTTGCTAATTCACTTTCGTACGCTGCCTGGGCATCTGCATAAACTTTTGAAGCTGCTATAGCTGCGTTTTTTGCGTTATCGGCTGCTAGTTGCGCGGCATCTACTGCATCTTCGGGCGCCGGCGTCCAGTCTGTTGCTTTATTACCTCTTTCCAATTTTAAAAATTCAGCACTAACGTACAAGCCCTGTGTTTCATTGTAGCCCATTATACTAGCAAAAGCATGAGTAGCAACAAAAGGGTAATTTATTGGTATGTTAGTTCTATTTGCAAAAGCGTCTGAAGCCGACGTACTAAGCGTTATATTTATATTTCCGCCACCTTGTTTATAGCTTAAAATATATGTTTCGCCAACTATTAAAGGCTGGCTAAACGGCATAAAAAAAACAGCTAGATAGTCCGAAGTTTCGAACTTTCCGCGGCTATTTCTTATAAAATTTCTGCCTCCTATTTGCAAACCGTCTATTTTCGTATTTGCTGTATTTGCTGAAGCCTGGGCCGCGTTAGCTGTATCAGCTATTCCGGAAACTGGTAAGGTAGATCCGTTAGAAGAAACAAAAGTTAATTTACCCTGTATTTCCCCGGTTTCCAGGTTAATGATTAAATTTCCTGTACGCCCCTGTATAATACCGGTTTTAATCCTGGCGCCGTTAATATCAGTTATTCCGTTAGTAAATTCAGAATCGCGGAAACTTCCATTAATTGGATATATGACGCCGGCCAGGAAAGTATAGTAATTATCTTCAGAATCATATTTTAACTGATCCTGGGTAATTAAAAACGTTCCTATCTGTGAATTTTTCGAACACCTGGCATATACATAATAAAAATTAGCCCCGATCAAATCGTTTTTAGTAATGCTTTGCATTTGCCAAACGTTTGCATTTCCTGGGTTACTTATTTCCAGGTGTATTAATTCCCCATTCGAAATAAATACCGCGTTAGGGTTACCCAAATAATTATCGGTAAGGATAACTTTGTTTAATATGAAATTTTGAGATTTAACACCGAAAATACCCAGGGCTGCAGATAAAACACCCACGTTAAATTTATCGGTATCAAACATGCCGTCGGTATCGAAAACGCTATTTTCCAGTAAACGCAAATTAAAAGCATTACGCTGGGCAGTTTCTACGCCTCGGCGATCAACTGCAGCGATTTGAGATCTGTTATTTATAACGGCCGCTGTTAATCTATCCTGCTGTGAATAAGTAATAGTATTCGAAAGTACGGCGGTATACTTCGTTTCTTCCGTTAAAATCGCGGGAAATGTAATTGGATAACTTACGGAAGTAATACGGATAACGGCATTAATTCCCAGCGGACCGTTTAAAACGGTTACCCTATCGCCAGGCTCTAACTTTACGTTATTTTCTTTTAAATAAAGAATATCAAAGTTTAATCCTAATTCTACCTGTGGCACTGCATTTTCTTCCGTGAAAATCAGCGTTTCCGCTTCCAAATCGTTTTCCGCTTCGGTTACGTAGGAAGCCGGCAAACCAATATCATAAACAGCGTATTTATTACCTACTTCAGCTTTAAAATTTGCTGTAGGTATTTTAATATTTGAGCTGTTATTTTTTGATTTTAAAGTAAATGTTTTTGTGGCGTGGTTATATTTTGTTACGTCGAAATCTTCGCCCATCAATTCCCCGGAAAGGAAAGATATTTTAGGATCTGAAGATAAACGGTAATCGTTAAAATCGAAATCTATCGAATTATCGGTAATGGTAAAACTTTGGGAATCATCAGTAACGGCGCCAGCTGCAGAAATAACCCCTTCCCGTTTTGGGTAGATTTCTTCGTTAGTGTAATAAGTTTCTTTTACACCGTAGAACTGTGTATTTTTTTCTTTGTAAAGCCCTGTAAAAGTCAATCTCTTTGAATTATTGCGATATCCTTTTGGTAAATTACGCGTTCCACCAAAACCGTAAACCCTGGTTTTAACGTTTTTTTCTGCAATGTAATTTCTGCTTAATGAGTATAACCCATTATTTATTCCGTATTCAAAAACTAAATTAGTATCGCGGCCTACGGTTTTAACCAGGTTAATAGTTTTTCCGTCCACGCCAGTAAAACTATATTCCAGGCCGAATTTTTCAGCCACTTTAGTAATGGCTACCCTGGCGCTATAATTTTGGTAATCCACAAACATTTCTGCAGTTGGTTCCACCACACCCATAACATAGCCTGTTTTTATTTGGGCTACATTATCTAAAATTAATTCCAGCTGATCGCTTGCAGTTCCATAATAAGGAAAATCCGCTTCGCCTTCGTGGATAACCATTTTATCGAATAAACCATATTCCGGGGCTTCAAAAGTCAGAGAATAGTTTAATAAATGATCTACGGTTAAATCAGGAATAAAATTTATAGTATAACGAATATTTCCAATTAAAATAAAATCGTCTATCTGAACATCTAAAGGATCAGTTTTTACCAGGTTATTAAATTTTATATAATGATCGGACATTATCGAATGAGTAAATAAATCCCTTTCGTTAATCGGCATTTGCGCTACTACGTTATTCGTATCGCCTCTATAAATTGGTAAATTCATCTTAAAAAACTAAATGTAAACTTCGTCAAATTCTATGCTCATTTGTACGCCATAAACCCCGTTAGCAAAACCGGGGCTTTCTATGTTTTTGGGGAAGGATTTAAGGCGAAACTTCTTTGTTTTGTTCCACTTTTTACAATAAATATTCCGGTATCCCGATTGCTTCAAAAGCGCTTCCAGGGCGGTTAATTTATTATCCAAATCCACCAAAGTATCCGCTAAAACCCACGTTTCAATAAGCAAAGTATTTGCTTCGTTAACAATGGGCGCGTTTAAATCAAACTGTATTCCGTTAGATCCTGGCCAATTATAGCTATAAACCGGTTTAGGGTTAGCAATGGCCCGGAATGAATCGGAAGCCTTTTCCACTGCCATACCTAAACCGGATAACATATCGATCCCGTCAATACTTCCCCACGATAAAAAAGATGGTAAAATCATAATTATTTAATTTAAATACCAGGCGTTCCATTATTACGCGGTCCGCCACCTGAAGGCGCGGTATTAGTAATAATACTTTCCAGTTTAGTTATAACCTTATCGGTTTTTTCTACTAATTGGCTATTACTTTGAACTATGGCCGCCGTGTTATCCCGGATTTCGATTTGAACCCCGATAGAATCGGCCATGAGTTCGTTTTGTTTGGCTAAAGTTATGGAATTTTGGCTGTTTGCGCCGCTATTTCTTTTAACCATATCGTAAATACCACGCATTAAACCTTCGATGGCTACGGCGGTATCCTGGGTAATTGATTTTACGGAAGCGGTAACGCCGCTTTCTGTTGTGTTACCATCGGTTAAATCTACACCGGTTACCTTTTGCCTATTTTCAAATTCTTTTTTAATCCTTTCCCTGGTAGCGATATAATCCGCCTGTGCTTGCGCTATTTCATCGTCCGTTAATTCCCCGTCCGATTGAGCTAAAGCCGATAGCCTATCGTAAAAAGCTTTCATTTCGACGTCTACCACATCAGATTTAAACGTGCTTAATAACGCATCCTGGATAATTGTTTTATAATCATCCATTACATCTTTTAAGCCCGTTTTTCCGCCTTTTAACGAAGATATAATAGAGGAAGAAAGATTTTCAACTGTTGTTCCCGTAGCTAATTCCGCGGCCGCTGTGGCTGCATCTAATAGCGCCTGTTCTACGTCCGCCCCTTCTTCTTTTAATCGCTTAAGCTCTTCAAAAAGCGCCTTAGCTCCGTCGGTTAATTTGCCCTGGGTAAAAAGTTGTTCTAACTGATCGTAATTTTTACCGGCCAGGGAAGCGTAAGTATAATCCGTTCGGGCCTTTCTTAGCCATGTACCGTGTTTATATGAAGAGCTGGTTATCTCCCCTTCGCCCATGCTGTTTAGGCGGCTTAACGTATCCTGGTAATCTTTATTAATTTGATCCTGTTGTTTCTTAAGCGCGTTAGTTTGGCTTTCAATTCCTTTTAATCCTATCGCATTGATTTCCAGTAATTTACGTTCCCTTTCCCTTAATAAAGCCTGGTATTCTAATTCCCCTAATCGGGCGGTTTCATAAAATGCGGCCACCTCTTTACGGGCTTCCTCATTCATTTTTTTAACCTTGCTTCCTATACTGAATAAACCAGCGATAGCGCTAACGGTTCCGGTAATACCGCCGATAATATCGCCTGAAGCAAATGAAGCAAAAGCGCCGGCGGCGTCTGCACCTACTTTGGCGATATCACCCAAAGAAGTTAAGGTATAAGCTAATTCCGGGTTAGTATCTTCCAGGGCTGCGCCTAATTCACTAAAAGCGCCACCGATCGCGGCCATATCCTGGCCTACTTTTGCAACCTTTCCGCCTATAGATCCAGTTTTTTTAATAGCCCCGTTAATTTCGTCTAACTTATCTTTATACTCCTGTAATTCAGCATTCGATAATTTTTCCTTTGCTATCCTTTCTTCTATGGCCGCTTTCTGCTTTTTAAGCTCGTTAACGTATGCCGAATTAGTGCCAACGGCTAAAACTTCTTTGGCGTATTTTAACTGTTGTGCTAAATTTTCCCGAACTTCAGGTGTTAATCCCTGGGCGGTTTTTAGCATGTTTTCAATAACTTCTACTTCAGATTTTGCCCTTTCCCTGGTCAGCTCTATAATTTCTACGTTTAGATCTTTGTAGATCTTAGATTTTTTATTGCTTTCTTCTATGGCCGAATCTATGGCGGCGTTACGGGTGGCTAAAAGGTTTTGCTTTTGCTCATTGGTTGCATTATCGCCTAATACTTTTAAATCAGCTTGAAATTTAGCTTCTGCAGCTACGATTTTTTGGTTTTTGTCAGCTGTGGCGTTAAAAACTTCCGAATATCTTTTAGCTTCCAGGTTGTTAACATCTGCATTATACTGCTTTTGCATTTCCAAAAGCGTATTTAATCTATTTTGTTCCGGTCCGGTAATATCCTTTTTATTACTTAGCGGATCAATATTTGATTTTAATAAGGCGCCGAAATCGCTAAACTCGTTTTTGTACCTTTTTTCCGCCTCTTCTTTGGATACGGTGGTTTTATACTCTTCGTATTTTTGGTAAATCTCTTTTTGGCGGTTTAACTCTTTAAATAAAAGATCTGAATTATTTTCGTAATCAATATTACCGGTATTGGTTTTTTCGATAGCATCAATTTTAGAAAGCGAACCCGCGCCTAATCCACCTTTTTTGGCTAATTTCCTTAACTCTGCGGCTTCGTCTTTTGCTTTTTGTATTTTTTCCTGGCTATCGCTTAAAGCTTTTTGTTTGGATTTTGTTTCCGCTTTATCGATGGCGTTTAATGCGGCCTGCCTGTCGCTAATTGCTTTTTTATCGCTGGAAGAAACTTTACCTTGCGCCCTGGCCAGCTCTTCGTTTAACCCCTTTATTTTGGCGGTATAGTTGGCGTATTCTTTAGAATTTAATTCGTAACCGGATCTAAGTTCTTCCAGGCGTTTAATTTCTGCCTTAACAAAAGTTTCTGTACGTTTTGTGCTTTTTGGCGGGGCGGTAGTTTCCGAGCCTTCCAATCCTTTTAACTGATATTCCCGGATCTGCTTTCCGTATTTCTGATCAATTTTTTTATTAGCATTTTCCAGCTGGGTACGTTTTTGATTTACTAAAAACTCTTCCCCTTCTTTTGCTGATTGAATACCAATTTTACCGCTGAAGAAATTGTTTAATCCAGTGCCTAATAACTCCCAATTATCAATCGCTTTAGTGCCCTTGCTTTCAAGCTCTAAAATTTTGCGGGTATTGTTCATTTTTTCGGCGTATGCCAATTCCCCCAGGGCTTTATTATTAAGATCTGTTAAATACGCCTGTATTAGTTTAGATCCTTCCTGCGTGGCAATATTTGCAGCATTTAATCCCCCTAAAAATTCAGGGTTTAAATCGTTAAGCTTTTTAATCGCTTTCGCCCTTTCTTCATCCGTAGCTGTGGCGTCTTTAGCTATTTTAACGTATTCATCAACTTTTGCCGATTCCTGGCCGCGTCTTATACTGGCTTCCGCTGAAATATCGTTAAACCTTTCCTGGGCTTCGCTTGCTGTATTATTAGCCTGGGTAAGCGCGTAAATAGCGGCACCCAAACCAACTACTAAGCCAATAGCTGCAGCCATCGGGGCGGCCGCCACTACTGCATTATAAATCGCCTGGGCTTTTGCTGCACTTCCCAGCCCTGCAGCCCTTACAACTTCCGCGGCGGATAGTTGGGCCGTAGCTGCAGAATTAAGCGTTTTAGCCTCAATATTTGCTAATTCTAAACGGGTTGCTGTGGCTAACTGTGTGGCTTCCGCTTTCCTGGTGGCCAGCAAAGCTAATTCCGCTTGCATTTCTGCAACTGTAGCCGCTGCAGCCCCACCCTTTGCGGCTGCCTCTAATTCGGTTTTAGCGGTATAATAAGCACTTGAAGCGGCTAAAGCGGATTTACGCGTAATGGCTGCCTGTTCCTGAAGGGCTAAAATTACCCCGGCGTTTGCGCTTACTGCTTTGGCTTCAGCTTCGGATAAGGTAGCCCCACGGGCTAAACCCATTTGAACTATTAAAGCCTGTTTTGTTGCAATGCTGGCAGCTTCCGCGGCTGTTTCGCCGTTTAAAGCCGCTATCTTTGCTAAAGTTGCATCTGCATTTAATTTGTTTACGGCTGCAGTTAAAACCAGGGCCGCCCGATACGTACCGTAAGCCGCCACCATTACGGTAAGAATATCTATTACGTTTTGGTAATTATCGACTAAAAGCTGAATACCGGCAATACCGCCGTTAATCAGTCCGGAATTAGCTTCGCCAAAACTGTTAAACATTAAATCTATCTGATCCTTAAGATTAGAAATACGCCCGCCTGTTGTTAACGCTTGCTTCGCCATTAAATCGAAGAAAGCGCCGCCCGAACCTGTCATATTTTGGAAGGCCTTTTGAACTTCCGGAAAACCTACCTTTCCTTCTTCCACTAATCCCATTACTTCGTTTTTTGCCACACCTAAAACGTCGGCTAATTCCTGAATAATAGGAATACCACGCCCGGTAAACTGGCGGATATCCATAGCGTAGGCCCTTCCCTGTGTTTTTAAAGTTCCATACAAATAAGCGACTTCCCCGATAGGCTGGGAAACGCCGGCGGCGATATTACCCAGGGTAGTTAATTCGTCCTTAATATCTTCAGCTGCCACGCCATAAGCTAAAAGCTGTTTCGTGCTTTTTGCTACTTCGGTTAATCCAAAAGGGGTGGTAGCGGCGAAGTCTACCACTTCAGCCATTAACGCATCGGCGCGCTCCTTGCTTTTTAAAATAGTTGTAAAGGCTACGTCTAAGCTTTCAAATTCGGTGCGTATGTCAATAATTTGATTAACAAAGCCCTGGGCAGCCTGGATAGATAAAAAACCAGCGATAACGCCGGTTAACCCACTAAATACGGAAGTAATACTGGCGCCGCTATTGGCTGCAGAATCGGCCAGCTCGGAAAAAGAATTAGCCGCGGCGTTATTGCCATTAACTGCAGCTTTACCCAGGCCGGCAAAATCCGTTTTTAAATTGTTTAATCCGGATTTTAATTTACCTGATCCGAATTTTTGCCCCAAATTGGAATAGCTTTCTTCTATAATTCGGTTTGAACTTAAAACATCTTTTGTAAAACTGCTTACTGTGTTTTGCATTCCCGAAATACCATTTTTAAAGTTACCGTTATTTAAATTTCCGGTTACCCTGGCGAAAGACTGATCCATTTGATCGTTAGCCTTTAAAACGTTCTGTACAAATAGTTCTATCCGGTTTTCCATAGCTACAATTTTAGCCAGGTATTTACGGTTATCTATATCCGCGTCAAAGTGTAAGGCGCCGCCGTTACTTTCCATATCTATAAGAATTTACTTAAAAAACTGTTTAATTTTTCCCCGTTCGTTTTTGGTTCGGTAGGGGCTTCCGGTATTCCTGGCACTGGTGCACCGGCGGCCACCGGATGGCCTGTTGGTTTTGGTTTATCAGGAACATACATTGGCGCATCTTTCATCATTGTGTGAACGTCCATCCATGGTATACCATCCAATAAATAATCGTAAGTCCATCCGAAACGTTCGCAAATAACACCCCTTAAGCCCATAGGGCTATCCATGCCTACTGTTTTACCTCCGGTTTCGGTGGATTTTCCTCTATTTTCTCCGGTTTCGGCGCCGACGTCCGATCTGTTCCGGCCATCGATACGGTAGAGTTTATAAAATTTCCGGCGTCCTCCATTTCTTCAATTATAGCGCAAATTGATTCCAGGTTATCGCTGTGTATCCTGGCCTGAAGATAACGAGCTAACAAGTTTAAAAATAATTTGATTTTCCAGGTACGGTTAAGAACTGCAGCCGCTATAATTTGGCACATCAAATAATTGTTTTCCTTAATTACTGTATTTCGGTATCTGATCGGGTTAGTTGATCCTATTAACTCCACCAGGTTAATTTTTAACTTTAATTTCATTTCTGCCATTACGTCCATAGTTCGTAAATAAGGCTTATAAATGGTAAAAGTTCTAATTTTTTTACCGTGTACGTACTCTTCGCCGTTTTCGGTTTTAATTAATTCGCTTTTGCGTTTTCCGCCAGGAAGATATTTTAAAATACTCAATACCGGCACATCAAAAGAAAGTCCTTTGTTTAATAAATTACGCCTGGCCACTTGCTGTTCCAGGATTAATTTTTCTAATAATTCGTCTTTTGTTTCTTGCATAACTTTAAATTTTTTCTAATAAAAAAGGCGCTGTTTAAGCGCCTTAAAGATATAGATTTTTGAACTGTTATTATTATGATTCCGGTACCGTTTCGATAACTTGCATAACTTTAGTTCCTGCTTTTAAAGGTTGCATAGCGCTGATACTAACAACTAAATAAAGTTCCTGATTTTTACCTAAACCACCAGTAATTAAACCGGATAAGCTTGCGCGGTTAAGTTGAAAGCTTAAGCCTTCAGCTGGGAAAATTTTAACTGTTTTTTCAACGTTTACAAATTCATCCCCTTCAGAATAAATTTTTTGCCCTGCAGTAGCCGTACTGATTGTTCCGCCGCGTACTTCTGCGTACATTTCTGTATCAGGATCCGCGATGTTTGCAGTAGCTATTAACTGGCCTTTTGTTCTAAAATCTTTTAAAGAATAAGAACTTTCTTCGATTAAAACCTGCTTTAAAGTAGGTTCGCTTTCGGCGAAAGCAAAAGAATCCGTAGATACGTTACCGAACTTTTTAAATACGGTACCTGGTCCGCCATCGTTAGCGATATCCGCGATTTCGATTCCTTTTAATCCAATGGTTACAACACTATTTGTTAAGCCCATGATTTAAGTATTAAATTTTTAATAATTCTGTTAGTTATAAAACCGGATCTTCCGCCGGTAAATGTGCTTTTACTTCTACTCTAATGGATCTAAAATGTTCGCCAGCTTCTACGTTTGCATATAATGGGCTAGGGTTACTAATCCATATATTACCGAACTTCCAATATCTGCCAGCGTTACCGCCTAAAACTTCGTAAATCTTACGGGTTATTGCATCAAATCGGGCAGTATTTGGCTTGTTATCCATCTTTTGCGCTTCCTCGTTTCTTACCTGGATATCCTTAAGATAAATAGATATTAAAACCGTTCCACGCTGCACGTTTCCATCTGTTAGGCTTAAAGTACCCACCGTTAAATCTTCATCGGAACCGCTTACCCTTTCATCTTTGCGGGTTAAGTTCCCGGAAATAAAATTAGGTAAATCAGGTTTCAAATAATCAATAACGATTTTTTCAATATCTTCAGGTGTATACATTATGCTGCTTTATTAACCAATCGTAAAACCCTGGCTTTTAATTTCGGTAATTCCTGTTCTACGTACAAATAAGCGGGGTTTAAAACTTCCTTGCCTCTCATTTCCACTTCTTCCGCGTATGGCATACCAGCTACAAAAATTAAACTGAAATTTCCCAGGGGGCCAATTTCGGCGGCTAAAGATCTACCTTTGGCCATTCCTTCTTCGCCGCTATCGGATCCGCGTTCGGATGGCTGGAAATTTTCGCTATACGATTTTCCATTTATATACAATTCGTAACCAATGCTAGAAGTTAGGTTACCGGTTTGGTCCGTGTAGGTATGTTGTTCCCTGGCTATGTTAACCCCCATTTCCGCCATAGCTATAAGCTCACGGATAAAAATTCGCTCTATCCTTTCGGTAGTTTGATTAAATTTCGCGTTTATGCTTTGGCGGTTAAATTTGGGCTTCATCATATCCATATACGGTTATCGTCCAATCTCCCGACGTCGAAACGCGCCACTTTCCCCGTAATGCGAACTACATCTGAATCATCTAATACCCTAATTTCTTCCCCAGCTAAAAAAACATAATCGGAAATTTCTTTAGGATAAAATATTAATGATTTGAAAATGTAATCTACACGCTCCACGGTGTTAACGGCTTTGCCTCCGCTGTTAGGTTGTTCGCCGCATTCAAATTGATTAACCCAGGTACCGTTTACCTTTTTTTGCAGAAAATGCGGATAAAAGAACTTATCTACCATACTACCATCTGTTAGAAATGTCTATAATTTCGTTTGGTGGTGTGGCCTGATCGTCAGGTATCCCGTATTCTGCACACTTTAACCGATAATAAGATAAAACAGCCGAACGATCCCACTTTAAAGAAGTATCGCCCGTTGTTTTATCCGGCATTAATAGCAACGTAGGAATTACACCGATTAAAGCAATATCCATTTTTTCTATGTTATCCTTTGTCAGTTCGTCCGTAGATGAAACACCATTTTTAACATAAAAAGAAGATAACGCCGCTATCCCCAAAGGTAAGCGAAGATCTTTTACTATTTCGTCGATATATTCCCCGATTGTTGCCATTAATTATTTTTGGTTTTTTAGTTAGCTCTATCCGTTTCGATAATCTGAACGTTAACCGCTCCGGTCATGATCGTGGTAGCCCACATATCATTTTCGATAAATCTTCCCTGTTCTGTTCTATACGTTGAAATCCAGTTGTTTTCAAACTGCGAATAGACTTTGTTAGGGTGTGGATCTACCGCCTCTAAAGGCTCTGATACGATCATTTTAGCTACTACCGGCGCCATTTGTAAAACTACACGATCATCTTTGAAAGCGTTAACGCTTGTTTCTTCATCGATAGCGATCATTTTAGTTTCTTCCTGGATTGGTGGAAGCCCTAAACCTACTAAATACTGGTTAACTCTATCCAAACCTAATAAACCGGCCGGCGTTACTTCCATGTTGCCAATAGTCAATTTAACAGATTCGTTAAACTGTTTAGAGGCTGCCATAATACGAAACGTTTTTGGCGTCATACGGAATTTAATTACTTTTTTTCCGTTAACTTCCGCTTCATCCCTGGCGCGGCGTAAATCCCCGATTGGATCCATAGTTGCCAAATTGGCCATGTTCCAAACTACGGATACACCGTATTTTTTCAAACCGATATCGATAGGATCGATAGTAATACCATCCGGGTTATTATCTAAATCCACGGTTAAAGTACCGTTAGATAATAATTCGAAATACTGGAAATCTAAACGTTTGTGCGGGCCAATCGCTGCGATTTCGTAAGGGTTAAATAAAAATGTAACCATTCTTAACCATTCGGTTTCACGTTTTTGCGCGTTCCATCTTGCGGACTGATCGCGAAAACGTCCTTCCATTTGGCGAAGTTTACGTAATCTATCTTCATCCATTTGCCACATGTTACCCATACGGCCGATAGATCCCTGGATTTTGCCCAAAGTAGGCATGTTACGTAATGGTTTCATCGCGTTTTTTTCAATAAGCGACGCCATAATAGCGCGGCCATATTCCGCGGTATACGTGCTAAAATCCCCGTTTTCCGAAAATTCCACTTCAGATTCCGGAATTTCCTGCTTCCAAAGGGGCACGTATGTAGATAATTTTAGATTCTCTTCGATGAAAATGCTAAAATCTTCCTGGTTCGATAATACTTCTAATACTGAATCCATTTTCTTAATTAAGGGATAACGTGAAATCTACTTGTTAATTCCGTTTTTTGGGTGTCAGTCAAAGGATAAGGCAAAAACTTATTTCTTACCTCATAAGCCTGGATAACACCGGTACACGCTTGTTTACCACTTTCCCATTTAACAGGTGCGTAGTTCATCGCGTTAGCTTTAGGGATCTTATTAGCCCCTGCTTCTGTTCCCGATAATACTGTACCGCCAACGGTAATAGCAGATCCGAAAGCTTCCGAAAGTACGAATCTATCGTAAGCCCCGTTAGATTTATCTACCTGGGTAATTAATACTGCTTTTGTAGCATTTCCGATAAAATCGCCAACTGCAAAAAGCGGGTTACCGCTAATGTTTTTTAACAATCTCATTTCAGTGTCGCCAGCTGCTACGGCTGTGTGCAATACACCCCCTTTAATTGGTGTAGCCGTACGGGCCACATAATCAATAGCCAAAGGAATAGCTTTTGGAAGCCAACCCGCTAAAGCAAATTGATCAAAATTAACGATGTTAAAACCACCTTTTAAGCGGTGCACCGTTTTTTCATCCCACGGCTCATTTTCACGGGCGGCGGGCTGTGTAACGTTATATTTCAAACTCATTTGAATACAATTTTTTTGTTAATAAATTCGGTTAATTATTTTGCTTGTGTCGCTGCTGCTTCCGTTGCTTTTACGTTTTCTACCGCGCCTTTCATCATATCAGCAAAACCGGAAGCCGCTTTACCGTCTTTACCTGGTATAGCTACATTTGGTTTTGGAATGTTGATTAACTTATCTTCATTCAAAGACTTAGTAAAACCCGTTACGCCGGTTACTTTAGCGTTTAAAAACTCGTCAAATTTTGCATCATTCTCAAAAGTTTTACCCTGGAATAGTTCCAAAACTAAATCTTTGTAAGCTGCTGGCGCATTCTCTAACGCGGTTTCTAATTTTTGCTGCCTGGTTTGCGTTGCCGCCCCCGTTTCCATTCCTTCTACTTTTGCGCCTAACCCTTTGATGGATTCGGCCATAGTTGCTAAAGTAGCTAAAATAGCTTTTTCGGTTTCAGTTCCGCCGGCTGCTGGTTTAGGTTCTTCCCCCGGTTTAGGTTCTTCCCCTGGCTTTTTGGTAAGCTCTTCTTTGGTTTTTGCTATAGCTCCGTTTACACGGGAATCAGCATCGCCCTGAAAGGCTTTTAACATCAATTCGGCCCCGTCTACTGCGTTGCCTATTTGCGCTTCGTCTGTCGTTGAAGCTACCAAATAAGTAGCTACCCCGTCTAAAGCTTTATCCGTGAACCCTAAATTTGCATATTTAGTTTTCAGTGCGGCTAAAATTTTATCTTTCATAAAAAAGAGATTAGTTTTTTAATGTTTAGCTACAAATTTAAGATAATATTATATTAGTTGCTTTTTATTTTAAATAACTGATATATAGATAATTACAAATATTTAAAGCAATACAGATTAATATTATTATTTATATTTTTTCTTGAATTAGTTTTTAAATGCTTAACATTGTAACACAACAATTTAAAGCCTTAATTTATGAGTAAAAGCACCACCCAGGTATTAGCCGATATACGGCATAGCCTTAGCCTACTGGAAGCTATAAATAAACAGCCCGGCGGTAATGTTAAAGCGGATCAGCTTAAAGCCCTACAGGAAGAAAATACGCGTTTAAAACAATACATAGAAACGCTTAACCGATCTAACGGCCAATACTTAGCGATGTATAGAAGAGGTAGGAAAGAAGTGTTACGGCTTGAATCTGATAACGAAGAGTTAAGTAAAAAGTTACTGGAATATTTAAAAAACAATTCAAATAAATAATTATGGAAAATAGTAAAATTGAGTGGTGCGAACACACCGCGAATTTATGGTGGGGTTGTATGAAAGTGCACACCGGTTGTAAAAATTGTTACGCCGAAACTTTGGATAACCGGTATAACCACGAAAACCCACATTGGGGGCCAGGCAGCACCAGGAAAATAGTTTTAGGGGTTTGGAAGGATTTAAATAAATTTCAGCGCGAAGCTGCTAAAAACGGTGTAATGGCTCGTGTTTTTGTTGGTTCTATGATGGATATTTTCGAAGATCCAAAACCGGTAACCGATAATAATAATAAGCCTATAGAGCTAGACGATCCAGGATCACAATTATACACATCTGATTTAAGAAATACTTTATTTGGAAATATTAGCCGTGGCGATTATCCAAATTTAATTTTTCTTCTACTTACAAAGCGCCGGAAAATATTAATAAATATATTCCTGAAGCCTGGAAGGAAAATCCGCCGGTTAATGTAATGTTTGGCACTTCCGTAGTGGATCAAGAAACATTTTTAAAATCTTCCGCCATTTTCCACGTAAACGGTAAACGTTTTTTAAGTTGCGAACCGATGGTAGGCCCTATTAATTTATGGCCTATGATGGATTTAACTATGGAAAAAAGATCCGGTAAAGCTGGAAGCGCTATCGATTGGGTTATTTGCGGCGGCGAATCAGGACCAAAGGCCAGGCCAATGCACCCGGATTGGGCGCGTTCTTTACGGGATCAGTGCAAAAAATCGGGTGTACCTTTCTTTTTTAAACAGTGGGGCGAATGGCACGAAAGCGATTTACAGGAAAGGCCGGATTTAGGCGCGGATAAACGTTTTTTATGGCCTGATGGTAAGTTAATGTATCGCGTAGGAAAACACGAAGCGGGATCGCTTTTAGATGGCCAGGAACACAAAGAATTTATTACCTACTTACCACCATTAAAAAAATAATAACATGAGAAACTTTTTTTCTAATACCTTAATGATAATTCTAATACTGCTTTTTGCCGGTAATATTTTTATAGAACATAAATTAGCTTACAGGCGTGGCCATCGTGAAGGGGCTACCGAAACGATGGATTATTTAAAAGGTTCTACCGATTCCCTGAATAATCAATTAAAAACAAGCCGGGATTTTTATAACTATCGATCTGCAGAATTAGGAAAAATAACTGATCGGGTTTTAACTTTTGCTTACCAGGATAAAGATTTACACTTTAATTTAAAATCAGCACCGGAAGGAAAATTTAGCTATGAATTTTTTGTGGCCAGGAAGGTAATAGATTCTATTTATAACGAAGCCTATAAAAAGTATAGCCAGGAAGATAGTGTTAAGCGGGTTAAAAAATGGAACCCATTTTACAGATACGATTATGGCCGTTAGACTTCCCAGGAAAGCAAAGAAGTATTTTATTTCCTTTTGGGGGCGAAGTGAATACTTATACGAAAGTTTAATTTTAAAGCGTAGCTACATGAGAAAATTAAGTATTTTCCAGGATGGCAAATTTCAAAAACCGCCGAAAGGCCCATTTAATAGACAAATGTTAAAAAATAAATTCAATACCGATTTAGATTTGGTTTTAACCGGTAAATGGTACGATATGATCGAAGCCGGAATAAAAACCGAAGAATATAGGTCGCTAAATAAATTATATTTTTCTAGGCTAATAAAAAAGCCAAAAGATATTAAAAACATAGGCTTTTTGTTAAGGCAAAATGGTTTTTTTGGCGACATTAACGAATGCTTGAAAATAAGGTATAAAACGGGTGTAGCTTCGCCAGGTTATAGGATATATAAAACGGTTACCTTTCGCCATGGATACGGTAAAAGATCGCGTAGAATGACTTTTGAAGTATTAGGCATTCAGGTAAAGGAAGGTAAACCGGAATGGGGCGCCGAACCGGGGGTAAAATATTTTACTATTTCCCTGGGTAAAAAATTATCCGATGGTTTCGGGTGTTCTCCTGATCCATACGAACCGGTAATGTATTACGATTAATCACATAACCATCACATAAAAAAAAAGCCCCGGCAAACGCCAGGGCTTTTTTAGTGTTTTTACTTTTTAAATCGCGTTATCCGGTTCTAAATCTTTGTAAAGTAATTCGTTTAATTTTAAGTTTTCCATATCCATATTATCATCGTTTACGGGCTGTTCTAATTCGATAACTTCAGGGGTGGGGATACTTATTCGCTCCGGTAAGTTACCAGGCGAAAACAAAACGTGGTTAACTACCGCGTGGGTAGTTTGCGCCGGCTTGTAGGCTTTAAAATGTTCTTCCTGTGGAATTTTTAACGGTGTACCATCAAATGTGGGGGTAACATTAAAAGCGGCCAGCACAATGCTACAAAGTGCAAAGCAAAAGGATAAAAAATGTTTCATGGTTATTTAATAACGTGTTTCATGTTCAAATGTATAAATTTTTAACAATTAAAATGTTACATAAGTTTTAACAGACACAAAAAAGCCCGGCTAATAGCCAGGCTTAAAATAATTTAATACTTTTTATACGGTAAATTTTACCTGGTAGTAAGCAGAATATTTAATAAGCTTTGCCAGGCTTATATTTTTATCGCCTTTTTCGTCCTTAGATATCGTAGACTGTGGTATTTTAAGATCCTGGCATACTTTAGCCATCGATAAACCGCGGAATAATCTAGCGGCTTTTAATTGGCTTACTACGGTGGAAATCTCTTCTTTAACCTGGGCTTCGTTAAGAAAAACAGGTTTAAAATTTTTATAGGTTGTTAATGTTTCTTTTGCCATTTTAAAATATTGTTAGCTGTACGCTTTGGGGTTTAGTAATTTCTTCTTTAATTTCTTCGATCTCTTCAGGTTCGGGATCTTCTAGCCCTTCCATCCACAATTCGAAGCTATTTTTCTTTTTTTCCGACATATTTAACGGGTAAATCTTCGTTATGGAATAGCTGGCCACATTCAGAAATTAAAGGGCTATCGTCATTTCTATACTTTTTTTGTACGGTATAGGTTTTGTTATTAAAAATAAACTGATCGCCTTTATGTAGTTCTGAAATGGTTTTGCTACTGTTTAAAAAATCTTCTACCTGGGAATCCGTTAAAACTTCCATGCAAACCAAAATACTAAAGCTTTCCAGGTTATCCCCTAACTCTTCAGAAAGGTTAAAAATTGCTTTTTTTTCTGCCTCTTCTTTTGTTTCTGCAGTAACATCCTTAAAATGATGCTGCCCGTAATTGCTATCTTCTATAATACCTTGAAATTTCGCCATATTTTATTTTATAAGTTTTTGTTGTTTACTGCTGATATTTAGCAAATCAGTTTCTTTAAATCCGTATTCCAGGCTAAAATTAATTTCTGTCTTAGATGGATCTTTTTTCTTAAAAACGCTTAACCGCCTCATTGTTGCCATAGCCGAACCCAGGGAAATTAAACCCGCTGTGTGGCATATCCAATACTGATTTAAAACAGATAATTTTTTAAAAGAATCCATTTCCCGGCTAAAGATATCGTAAGCCCTTAACATGGTGTATTCTACTTTATCAAATTCTTCTGCATCTTTCATTACTTCAAAAACCACATCTTTAAATAGTTTCCTTTTATCTGCCATGATTTAAAATTGTTGTGTACCCAAAAAACCCGGTATTATCCGGGTTAATTGTTAATGCAAACATATAAATTTAATTCAACAAAATGAATATTATTTTATTTCGTAAATTTCTTCTATATGGCCTCGAATATGAAGCCGGCGCAAAGCGCTATACATTAATTCATTTTCCGCCCTGAAGTTTTTAACAAGGCCATCCGTCCAAATGTTACCGGTTAAGGTTTTGCAGTATGGATTAATAACTATTTTAGGTTTTAAAGTGTGATCCACCCAAATAAGCCCCCAGCCTTGCGGAAGATCAGCCGGTTTAATCAATCCCCACGGGCACATATAAAAACGATATGTGCCCATACCGAAATCCGGATTTTTACGGAAAGGTTTTCTTTTATCGCAAAGAAAATCAGCCCTGGAAGATTTTACCTCAATTAAAACGCTATTCCCGCAGCTTCTAAAGCCTAAAACGTCCGGATATTCGCCATTACTGGCCCTGGTATTAAATTCCTTAAACGCTACGCCGCAAAAGCCGCCCCGCCGCTTTAAGATCCAATCATAAGCCAGCGTAACTAACATTTTATGGGTTAACATTTATTTGCCCAGGGTTAAGCCTATAGCGGGGTTAATTTTGGCCATTTCTAAACCGTCGTAAAGAAATTCTAACGCCACAATTTTATCGCCTTCGTCCGATAGGGTAATGGTTTTAACGCTATCCATTACTACCGGCTCTAAAGGTTTGGATTTAACTTCCTGGTGCGCTTCGTAAATCTCGTTAGCGATATCCCAGGGCTTAAAACCGTTTTCTTTAATATCGGTTATCAGATCAGCTGTAAAAGAAAATAAAACACTTTGCGGGCTTAAAAAAATATTATTCATTTCGATTGAATTTTAAGAAGTAAAAATAAAACATTGCTTTAACCGGTTTGCTCATGTTTCGCCGGCCGTGTATCCATTGGGAAATATTGGTTTGGCCCACGCCGGTATCCATAACTATTTTTTTAACCTGGATATCCGCCGTTTCCATTTGGTTACGGATCCAGGCGGGCGTTACTTCGCCGGCCTGGGTAATATTATTACTTTCCATCTTTAGGGATTAATTGCGCTTCAATTTCGTTTAACTGATCCTTTAAGCTTTGCGGGGTTTTAAGCCCTTTGCTGGTGTATTTAGCTATCGCGCGTTTTAATTGTTTCTGCCTACGCAAAAGATGTTCTTTTAGCCATTTTTCGTTAGACTTAAATTCCACAATAAATTTTTTAGATGGATCAGGCGTAAAATCCTGATCCGGAAGAGGCTTCCACATGTGCCCGGCTTCTTCAGGCGATTTGTTTTCGTGGAAATGATAATACAGATCAACTATATAAAAAACTCCCTTATATTTAACTATTTCCCCTTTTTTATATTCCGTTCCTGATCTCCACCCACCCCTATAAATGTAATCGGTAGGATTTTCCTGTTTTTTCGGGAAAAATGGAACTTTCTTCCAGGCTATGGGAATGGTAGTTATTAACGGATTAAAACAGGATCTTAAACCTAAATCCAAAATCATTTCGTATAAATTACCTTCGTAAACTACCTTATCCCCTGGGTAATAAAATCCTGGCTTCCATTCGCCGCGGTGTTTCCATTTAGGATCTTTAAAAATATTTTCTTCAAAAGCTTTTATAATATCATTACTGCCTAAATCTTTGGATCTGTCAACATCAAAAACATCTAATATTTTTAACATTCCATCAATTACACTAACTGAAGAAACTACCGTTTTATCCATATTAGGCCCGGCGGGATCTATACCCATTTTAGTATTAAATGGCGTTCTGTAAGCAAATTCCAAAGCGTTTAAAAAAGTGCTTTCCGCCCTTTCTTTTGGAGTGGCGCCAGCTGGTGTTATATCTTCAGGAAAAAGCGATTTCATATCTTCGCTTAACTTTTGAAAATAAGATACTTTACCACACCTTCCAGGTGCCGGGAAATATTTTAAATATTCAGTGTGGAAATCCGATTGGAAATCTTTAACGATTTGATTAATGACTACGCCACGGCTAATTTTATCAGGCGCAAAACACTGTTTTACTAATTCGAGTTCTTTAAGAGCACAACTAACAGCCCGTTTACGCCATTCGTTAAACTTTAGAATCGATAGATAAAGGTTATTAACTTGTAAACCCTGGCGGAAATCCGAGATTTTTTCGAAATTATCGTAAAAAGTTTTACTTATATCTTTAAGCCCTTCTAATATTTTTTCGCCTGTTTCTTCGGTAATTTTTCCCGGATTAATAGGGCGGATAGTATCTAACTTATCGTTAATAAAAATACTTTCCAGGTGGTTAGGATCTGAAGCGTAGTTAATATGGTTTTTATACCCTGCAGCTTCCAAAACTGTTTTTAATTCCAGCATTTTATTAGCTGTTTTTGGGCCTAGTTCTTCAATATCTTTACCGTAAGCGATAAAGCCAATTAAACCCCCTTCTTTATCGTATTTATCGAATAATCCGCGGATCTCTTCGGAAAGCATTTTGTTACGCTCTTCGTTAGTCATTTCTTTGGAATGATCTTTCACTAATTTTTCTATTTTCTCGAATACTTCGGGGTTGTGTTGTTTGTTATTTTTTGTCGGGTTTACTTCCATCCAATCGCCAGGCTCAATAACTACCGGATTTTTTTGTATAGGGTGGAAAATTGTAATAGTGGCGTCGTGGTCCACCTCCGGTAAATCGGTTTGCACATCAAATTCCATTCCCGCCAAATCTTTATAATTTTTATTATAAATCGTATCAAACAATCGAATCCTAAACTTTTTAACCGGGGCTTCATTAACTAAGCTGCAG